GTGTCACTGGTTCGATTCCCGTTGGCACCACAAAAGACCGCTAATTCTCATAGAGTTAGCGGTCTTTTGTTTAATAGCTCATGGCAGAAAGGAGCTGTCGAAAATATCAACAAGTTAATAAGGCAATACATTCCTAAAAAATCTAACTTCAATGAATTTTCTGACCTTTATATCAAGAACGTGGCAAAGAAACTGAACCTCAGACCTCGTAAAAAACTCGGTTTTTCAAACCCAAAGACTGAGTTCTTCAAACAAATCGCTAATTTTGCACTTGCCAGTTGAACCTGCAGGGTACTTTTTTTGTCACAAAATCTTGCACTTTTCTCGATTTTATTTGTTAACTTTGCGGTGTTTTTTTTACTTTTAGGCAATTAACCAACTTTTGTTTAACCTTCAAACCTTACTAATTACCATCCAAAATGAAGAGAGGATTAATCCCAATCGCCTTGGGAATGCTCGCCGTGATGCCGGCCTATGCCGACGGCGATCAGGCGACGGTCACCTCGACGCCCTCGCCGATTGTATCGACCAAGGCTTTCGAAGTGAAAATCCAGACCTCCGATTTCGGACCAGACGTGTATTGCTACACCTGGGCAATCATCGGAGGCACTGAAAAAGAGGTCACTAACTGGGCCGGAAGCATCAACCCGAAGTTCAAAATGCAGGGCAGCGGCGGCACATACACCCTGAAAGTCGCTGACATCCAGGCCTTCTACAACCTTATGGACAGCGAACTCGAACAGCTCACGCGTCTTGGATTCATCGCCCGTACCTCCGACGGCCGTCAGACAGCCAACTGCTTCGCCGAGGTGGTGCAGGGGCGCCGCAACGCCTATTCGGGCGGCGAAGGCACCCAGGAGTCGCCATTTATCCTCACCACCGCCGATGACCTCGCCGCGCTCGCAGCCACACCCGCCGACTGGGAGTCAGACGTATGGATGCGCCTCGACGCGGACATCGCCCTCTCCTCATTCGCCGGAATCGGATCGAAAGGCAGCCCCTTCAAGGGCCACTTCGACGGCAACGGCCACGTCGTGAAGGGAGCCGTGATCTCAGGCGCCACGCTCGGCGGCGCCACAGGCTTCTTCAACGCCATCGACGGCGCCACAATCACCCGCCTCGGCCTCACCGGCGCCGAAGTCTCCGGCGTAACATTCACCGGCGCGCTCGTCGGCTACGCCGCCTCCGGCTCGATAAGCCGCTGCTTCACAGCCGGAAAAGTTTCTGCCACGTCGATTTGCGTCGGCGGTCTGGTAGGCGAGAACCACGCCTCGATTTCCGACTGCTACTCGACCGCCACCGTCACCAACGTCACCGACTACGTGGCCGGGGGCCTCGTGGGCAAGAACAAAGGCACCGTGGCCAACTGCTATGCCTCGGGCAAAGTCGCGGCCTACAACTACGCCGGCGGACTCGTAGGCGCCAACTACGGCAACGTGGCGACCTCAACCAGCTTCAACCCGCAGGTGAACATCAGCACCGGCAACTACGCCGGCCGCTTCGGCGGCAACGACAACCCTCGGAATTCCACCACGATGGTGCTGGGCTGGGCCGCCATGAAATTGGACCTCACCGCCACGCACGGCCACAACGCCGACGGCCACTCGTATAGGTTCATCGACAAAGCCACCTACGCCGACGTGCTCGGTTGGGACTTCGACTCCGTCTGGGAGTGGAAAGTCGAAGGCCAGCACCAGTATCCCGTGCTGGCCGGCCTCGCCGGACAGACCGACCCTGGCCACAGCTCATTCTATGAAACCGTGACCGGCATCGACATCATCGACACCGACAGCAACGCGCTCAGCGTCTTCCCCAATCCGGTGGGCGACATCCTGCATGTTGCCTCAGCCAAGGGAATGACACGCATCGGTCTCTTCAATCTCAACGGTGTCACCGCCGGCATCGCCGAGCCCCGGGGAGCGGCCGACGCCGAAATCGACTGCTCAAGCCTCGAGAGCGGCATGTATCTGCTCGACGTCGCATTCTCCGACGGCTCGCACGCCGTCAAGAAAATCATCAAGAAATAACCGGTCTCCTTTTTAGAATCCACAGCAATGAATTTCCATAATATATCGCGCAGGCTCGGCGCTGCCCTGTCGGCTCTGCTGCTGGCAGGCACGCTGTCGGCCGCCGCAGCCGTCAATTCAGGCAACCCCGCCCTATCCGACCTCGAGATTAGGGCCAACGGCGTCAACCTCATCAACTTCGACCCGTCCACGACATCATATTCGATCGAGGTCGAGGATGTCTCGATGATCACCCTCTCGGCCGCCCCTCAGGCCTCGGACGCCACCGTCGACATCACCGTCAACGGCCGGGCATACGACAACCACTCGCTCTCCTCGCTCGACGGCGGCGAGAACGTAATCGTCTACACCGTGAAGTCGGCCGGCTCCGAACGCGCCTACACCATCAACGTCAAGACACCCCTCGTGGTGCGCTCGGAGCATTTCAGCTGGAAGAACGCCACGATTTACTTCGTCATCACCGACCGCTTCTACAACGGCGACACCTCCAACGACAAGAGCTACCACCGCCAGCGCGGCGATAATTTTCGACATCATATCAGTCAGTTAGGAATTGTTGGTCAACAGTTGGTCAACAAAATCGACGATTCGATGCTTGACTTGAAAATTCTCTCGCGGGCGGTGTCTAACTTGCAGTTATCCACGGCGTTATATGTTGTGGCTACATTCATATATTATCTGATGTTTGTTTTTTTACTTCTTTAATAGGTTAATTATCTCGTCCTTGTCGTGCAGGTTGGACTTCAACTGCTCGACATTATCTTTGAGACCGTTAATCTGGTCGCGCAAGTCCTTTTCAGTACCTTCCGCTTTTTCCAACTTTACTTTCATCACTTCAAGTTGAGACAAGACTGCGGTCTCGCCGAGGCTATTGTTCGCATCTCCATCGCCCAACGCGACTGCCGAGAGGTAGGCGCTGATGTTGGTCGGGAACTGACAGAACAACGCGAAGAAATTGAAGTCAAGTGCTCGACTTATCTTCACCAGCTTCTTCGTCTCAATCGTCTCTCTTTCAAAGATTCGATTGACGTGCTGCTGAGGAACACCAATGAGACGACCAAACTCTGTCTTGGTCATCTTCAATGCGTCAAGGCGCTCTTTGATAGCCTTTCCGATGTGTACCTCTTTTAGTTCAATATTAAACATTAAACAGTGAATAAATCTTAAAACGACAAACCATTTCTTGTTTAGATAAACATTAAATGGTTACTTTGCGTTCTCAAATTAAGCTAATATTCTGAGTGCAAAGTTAATCATTAATCATTAAACAAACAAATAAAACGGCACAAAAATGACAAATACTGCTCAAAAAATCCGCCCGACTCTCTACGAGATGGCGGTTGGGGCAACGGTTCAGTTCCCCATAACTCGGCTAAAGAGTGTTCGCACACAGGCTTCTGAGCTTGGTATCATGTACGAACGCCAGTACACGACCAGAACCGACCGCGAGGCTAAGATAATCGAGGTAACAAGAATTGCGTAACCCTCTGGACTATGGCATTTCTTCAATTCCTCGACCATCTCATCCCTTACGACACCTTCCTCAACGATGTTGCGGCAAGGGTCGTAAAGATGTTGAAAACCGACAAGGACGACCCGGAATATGTTAGCCAAAGAAAGGCTTATGAGATGTTTGGTCGCCGCAATGTCGAGCGTTGGAGAAAACAAGGTAAGGTTGAGCCGTGCAAGCGTCCCGGCAAACTGGAGTACCGTACCGCCGACCTTCGCCTTCTCCAACGAGTTACACAAGACTACTTCAAATCTCCTGACAGCGATGTATAATAACAATATCAAACACAGGGAGGCGGCTCAACTGACCGCCTATCTGAATACCCTGAACCGTCGCAACCGAGCTAACTTCATCAAGTGGGTAGCGGAGGAATGCGACGTTACAAGGCCGGTCGTTTACAGCTGGCGATATATGTGTGCCCGCATCCCCGAATATGCCAAAGCCATTATCGAGAAGTGTGCAGGGCAAGAAATATTTACCGAAGAAACTGATGCAGACCATGACTCGCCCCAAACCTGACGTTGACCTTGACCGCAGGTATAGCGTCAAAGAAATATGCGGCCTTCTTAATATTTGCCGTGACACCGTCACGAAATATACGAAGCTCGATATAATCGTACCAATCAGAATTTCGAGCCGGGAGATATACTATCTCGGCTCGGAAATTATCATACTCTGGGAAGTCCTGACAAAGAAGAAACACGACAATGATTGAAGACTCAACCATCCGACAGGTCCACGATAGAATTGACATCGTGGACGTCGTGTCGCGTTTCAATATCACGCTGACACGCAAGGGAGCACATTATATCGGTCTATGCCCGTTCCACAATGAAAAAACAGGTTCTTTCATTGTCAGTCCGAGCCGCAACACCTACCACTGTTTCGGCTGCGGGGCCCACGGCGACGGCATAGACTTCGTGATGAAGCTCGACAACCGCACTTATCCCGAAGCCATTGAATACCTTGCAAATATGTACGGTATTCAAATTCTCCACAGCGAGAAGCCTATGACCGACGAGCAACGCGACGCCGCCCGGCATCGAGAGTCGTTGTTCGTGGCCGTCAGCCGTGTTCAGGAGTATTTTGTCGAACAGCTTGCCGCTGATACTCATGAGGCTGAAAAGGCTCGTCAATATGCTTACAATCGTTGGGGCGAGGAATACTGCAAGGAAGTCGGCATCGGGTACTGTCCTGCATCCTGGGACTCGTTACCCGATTATTGCCGGAATAATTGTCTCGACGAACACGCCCTTCAGGAGGTCGGTATTCTACGCTTCTCCGAGAAATCGAAGAAGTTCTATACAATATTCCGTGAGCGGGTAACTATCCCCATTACAGACAAATTCGGTCGCATCATAGGTTTTACAGCACGATACGTCGGCGACGAACCGGACGCTCCCAAGTACATAAATTCCTCGGACTCTCCGCTTTTCAAAAAGGGAGAGGTCGTTTTCGGAATCAGAAACGCACAGCGACAGGCTTCAAAAGCCGGCCGCTTCGTTATCGTCGAGGGTGCTCCAGATGTCCTCAAACTGCAATCTGACGCCGTGGGGCTGACCGAAACGGTCGCAACCCTCGGCACAGCCTGGAACGAGGCGCAGTTCCGGCAACTGCAACGCTACGCTCCCTCGTTGGTCTTTCTCCCCGACGCGGATCCGCCAAAGGATGGCGAGCCTTTCGGGGCCGGTGTCAAGGCGGTAATGCGCAACGGACTGACGGCTCTCCGCCTGGGCTTCGATGTCAGTGTCCGTGAGATTCCTTTCGAGAAAGAAAATATATATGGCCCCATCACGGATGAAGAACTCGAAGGCGCCAAAGCCGTACTTCTCGAACAGAAACGCGATGAAGCCAGGAAAGCCGGAGTCAGACCGAAAGACCGGGCCGCTCTCGAACTCACGGAAGATGAGATCGAGGCTATTCCCAAGCAGAAAGTTGTGGAGGTAATTCTTAAAAAGAACGACCCCGACAGTTTCATCACAGGTCCGGACATCTTCAACACTCTCGAAGATGTACATTTTGCCGTATGGTACGGACTCAAACTGCTCGGCACCTGCCTCACAGAGTCCGACCACGTCAAGGCCCTGAACGAGATATGCCGCGATGTGCTTGTGCATATCTCTGATGAAACTATGCTGAACCGGTGCCTCGAACCACTTGCCAAGGCTTACGGCAAGCTCAAACTATGGCGCGACGCCCTGCAACGCTCGCAAGGCGAGATACGCCGCGAGAGGGAGCAGAAAGCGAAGGAGTCGCTATCGGCTGAGCAAGCGGCCATGAGGGAACTCGGCATCATCGTCAAGAACGGATGCTATTGCTCCTATGAGAAAGATGAACTTGAACGGTGGAGCAACTTCACTATGCAGCCGTTGTTCCACATCATCGACGGAGACAATGCAATCCGTATCTTCCGGCTCAAAAACGAGCGCGGTACGATAAAGGAACTGGAGCTGAGACAAGAGGAACTTGTCTCGCTCAACCGTTTCAAACAACGTGTCGAGTCCTTGGGATTCTTTTCATTCAAGGGGGACGCCATTAAACTCGATAACCTCAAGGAATATCTGTATTCCATAACCGACAGCGCCGTTCAGCTATCCAAGATGGGCTGGAACAGCGCGGAAGAACTGTATGCCTTCGGTGACGGCATATTCGCCGACAACGTGCTTTACGAGGTCAACGACCTCGGTATCGTCAAGATTGCCGACCGCACCTTCTATCTCCCGGCCTTCTCGAAGATGCACCTCGATCAGCGCGACGCCTACCAGTTCGAGCGTAGCTTCTCTTGCCGTGAGCACGGCGAAGTAACGCTCTACGAATACGTGCGCCGTATGGTGCAGGTATTCGGCGATAACGCCAAGGTAGGCTTCGCTTTCGTGCTTGCCACGCTCTTTCTGGACGTTGTGAAACAAACATCCAAACGCCTCGCCCTGCTGAATATATTCGGTCGCAAGGGCACCGGCAAAACGGAGCTTGGCACGGCTCTGATGTCGTTCTTTGTCCGGCTCAACGACCCGCCTTCGCTCGCCACGACCTCGATGGCTTCGCTCAATGAAATGCTGTCGTGCGCCGAGAACAACCTGGTGCATCTCGACGAGTACAAGAACGAGCTTGACTTCCGTAAGATAGAACTTCTCAAACAGATTTGGGGCGGCAGCGGTCAGACCAAAAAGAATATGGACGGCGACAAAAAGGTGCAGCGCACTTTTGTTCGCTCCGGAGTAATTCTTACAGGTCAGGACGCGCCGACCCGTGATGACGCTCTTTTCTCCCGCGTCATCCACTTGTCTTACTCGGAGGTAACGTTCTCCAAGGAAGCCAAGCGTAATTTCGAGGAGTTTCAGGCTATCAGCGCACGTGGCGCCGTACACCTTACGGTGCAACTGCTGAAACTCCGCAAACTGTTTGAGGCCGACTATGCCGCCCACTATGCGGTCTGCAAGCGTCAGCTTGTGGCCGCTCTCTCCGAAGACAGCGTCGAGGACCGATTGCTCAACAACTGGCTCGCTCCGCTTGCCGCGTTTCACACGGTACAGACTTCGCTCGAACTTCCTTTTGAGTACACCGATCTGTTCAACATCTGCGTCGGCGGCATACGCCGCCAGAACGAGCAGTTGAAGAAGAACAGCGACATCGCAGTGTTCTGGTCGATGCTCGACTCCAACCACATGCAGGGTCGAATTGTCGCCAAGGCGCACTTCGCCATCAAGCAGATGTCGCAGTTCAAGCGCAACAACGGTGAGACCATCGACTTCGGACGCGACAAGACTATCCTCTTTCTCAACTATCAGAACGTTGTCAACGCCCTGGGCCAACGTGTCAACGGTTCCAACGTCATAGGCAAGCTCGACACCGTCTCGCTTGAATCCTACCTGCGGACGCATCCGGCGTTCCTCGGTACTCGTCAGCACCGTTTCCAAGTGCTACTACCCAACGGCACGCCTGATTACACTTACGAGAACCGTGCGGACGGCAAAAGCATCCGCAGGGTCAAGGAAGTGCGGCCAATGGCCTTCGTTTTCGACTACGAACTTCTCAAAGAGAGTTACGAATTAAATCTCGAAACCATCGAGAGAGCTGAAAACGAACTCACGGAAGATGATCTGGAACCGGAGTCCAAAGCATCTTCCGAGCCGGAGACAGTCGCACCTCCCGTTCAGCCGGGCATCTTCGATGACCAAAGAGATGATGATATGCCGTTCTAACCGTTACAACCTACCATCATGAGATTGCCAACGTCTGAATATCCGTTGGTAATCTCTTTTTTTCTGTACTCATTTTCATTCGTTTGCAACGACCCGAAATGTAGCACAGACAAATTAGACAATATAGCCAACACTGACAATCAGCGAATTAAAGCCTTTTTGCAATAGCCAAAGGCTTGACACGATTAGACAACGGCCAGCAATTTTCGGATTTCACAGCCGAAAATAGCCAACGAAAGACAAGGGAGCAGCCCCCTTATATATCTATATTTTTTGTCTGACAAAATATATCTATCTATATATAAGGGCGTTCCGCCCGCTTGCCCCCTTTCTTTCCTCGCGGTGTCTACATCGCTAAATTCGCTTACCCGCAGGTATCTTCACATGTACGCGAGGCAAAACTCTTTTCCTCTCTCTATGATTTTTCGGGCCGTGCGCCACCGCCGCACTTCGTTGCCGATTTTCGGCAACGAAGTGCCCGAAAAACTATGTTAATCCGTTGATTTTCGGTAACTTTGCATATATAATTATATGCACGTTATGAGTCAGATTTGCCTCTATATTCCTCTCGAAGACTATCTCGCCCAGTGGTTCATTCATGAACACGGGGGCGAAGTGCCGGTGCATCTCATCCGCGGCTCGGTCGAGAGCAAGATTCTGGAGGTGTATCTTACTCACAGGCCCGAAGATCTGTTGCCGGACATCGGGGGCGAGGGCAAACTTGCCATCGCCATTCCCTCGTTCCGCAATCGACCGCCGGAAGTTTTCAACTACCTGCCGCAACGTGCGCTCTCGTCGCTGCTGAATATCATCCGCAACCGCTTCGATATTCAGCTGTGGGGCGACCTGCATCACTTCGGCAAGATAAGCAAACGTCAGGACGAGCTTATCTATGCGTGGATGGAGAAGCACGGTATCGAGATGACAGAGACAAATTGGAACGCCATCGCCAAACGCTATCAGCGTCAGCGAACCATCTACATCAAGCGCCAGTGGTCAAAAAGTTCATATTCTCGCAAAAAATCTACTTGATTTCAGCACCCGAAAATTTCAATTCTGAATTTTCTGAAATTTTTGCTCGACATGAAGACTTCGACACAAATACTTCCCGGAATTAAGGCTATCGGCTGGCTCGACTGCCGACATCTGCCGAGGCGCGTTGACCTCTCCGGCATCTGCGGTATGCCGGTGCCTATCTTTACCGATATTCACCCCATACCTTTCTTCGACGAGCCGACCTGCGAGTGCAAGACCAAGAAGGACGGCGGCGGGTACGAGGACACCGCCACCTTGAAGTTCCTGACAAGTGCGGAACTTCCCCGGTCTGCCTTCCTCGGTTTTGTCGTTACAGATGTCAACGACAACTCTTTCCTTCTCGGCTCTTTGGAACATCCGGTGCCGGTGCCCGAATGTTCTCGAAGCCTCGGTCTGCCCGACGGCGACGCTGCGGGCTTCCTCTACGAAATTAAGCACGTCGCCATAAAGTCTATGGTGCCGTGCATGATATGATATTTTGCATCAGAAACATTCCAATCCAGTTTAAACCGCAGTGATGCGGCATGGTCATTACAGATTTTGAAGTAAGGAATCCGCTTGCCTGAGATAGGTAGGCGGTTTCTTTTTATAGGTATGTCGAGCCTTCCCTTTCGGAAAAGCCGTGGGAGCGAGGGCTGGGGTCAGAATATGCGGAACACTGTTTGCGCCTATCGGTAGTCGTAAAGGTGGTGTCCGAGCTCCGTGGTCGGTAGCGGTCATTGTCGCCTTTTGATAGCGGTCGTCTATGATGCGCCGGGTTCCTGACTCACGCACCGCAGTAGCCCTGCGGGTGTCGGGCCCGTGGTGGTACTCCTTTTTAGCGGTGGCTCCCTAACCGCACTTGTCGCACGTTTCCGCTTATCAGCGGAGAAGTCAGCCTCCGACTTGTGGCCCTCGTATGTCAGCGGTAGCGGTGGATTCCATCATGGTCCTTCGCCTTTATCAAGGTGTGGGTCTACCACGTCTATGTGGAACGCTTGCAGGTGGATGGTGTCGCGGGTTGAGCCGCACCGGCCATTCCACAACGACACGCCGCCATTGTACTTGCCAACATTGTAAGCACCGACGCATAGGGCTCACCTGCATCGCTCTTGGCGACTGCATCACGAGTCCGGCCACGCCCATGTTCTTCGGTTCTTCTGACTCTTGGATGTTGAGCCCTCCTGTATTCCCATCTTGGAAATCTTCGGGACATCGGGTTCATTTAGTTTTCCTGTCGCAAAGGTAGGGCTGACCGCGCATCTGCGCCCGATTGTTCCAATCGGCTTGACCCTCCGGGCTTGCAAGCAACATTTCATAAATTCTTCACCCTCCAGGACCCAAGAATTTAACGGCAGGGCTTGAAATAACGCTTGCAACTACGCTTCCACAGCTCTCCCAGATATTGCAACGTAAAACTTAAAAAATGAACCCAATGTCAAACCCTCAAATTTCTACCAAGATGAGACTACAATTCGGAGAACTCAACATCACTCCAAGAGTCGAAGAACGACTCGAAGAACTGGGCTACACTGTAGCCGAACTCGCAGATGCCATCGCTGAACACAAGAGCGAATGCGACGGCGAACCCTCTGTTTACGTCGGTACTTACGGCAAGTACAACGACGGCTCGCTCTGCGGTCTGTGGATTGACCTCAGCAGCTTCAACGCCTACGACGATTTTATCGACTTCTGCAAGGCGATCCACGCCGACGAGGAAGACCCCGAGCTGATGGCTCAAGACTACGAGGGCTTCCCCCGTCAGTGGTACAACGAGGGCTTCATGTCGGAGGACGACTTCGACAATATCCTCGAATACTCGGATATGTGCGACAAGCACGGTCAGGAAGCCGTCGATGACTATATGGAGTTCCACGACGAGCTCGACAACTTCGAGGAAGCCTACTGCGGCGAGTGGGACAGCGAAGAAGACTTCGCCCGGCACATCATCGACGAGTGCTACAATCTCGAAAGCGAGATGGGCGATCTTGCCCGCTACTTCGACTACGAAGCCTTCGGACGCGACCTGTTCATGTACGACTACTCGATGGGCGCAAACAACAACGTGTTCCGAAACGTCTGACCCCGAATCTCCCTCTCTCCACAACAAGGGCTTTTCCGAAAGGAAAGGCTCTTTTGGTGTGCTAAACCGCCGATTTTTAATTAATTTTTCGTAATTTTGTACCATCAAAGGCACAAAATATCATGGAACGTAAAATACTCCGTATTCCCGAAATACCGAACGACAAGGTCGTTCTTCTTAATATATCCAAGTCGTACAACGCCGACAAGGATACTGACCCTATGTTTGTCCGTGAGAACGACTACGAAATGACCCGTAAATATTGGACGGTCAACCTCGATATTGTGAGGGAGGCCGAGTATGCTTTCGGTGTCGCCAATGGCATCGTTGTTGCAGTCTTTACTGATTTGAAGTGGGATTATATAGAATCCCCTCACTTCGGCACTATGCGCAAAGCCTTCACCGGGCGACGTGTGGATGACAGCCCTTATCTCGGTTTAGACCTTTCCGAATATATGTCAGTCCGTAATCCCTTCCGCTATGTAAACATCGAAGTTACAAGGTAGTAACTTCTCTTAAATATCATATTATCAGGCTCGCAGTTTCCCGGATGTGAGCTTTTTTGTGTCTTTTTCCCTCCTTATATATAGCGGTAATTTCGTGGCAAAGTTAGTTTTGCCATGTCGAAAACCGCATATCATATTTCGCTTAAAGGCTACGTCGGAGGCTATGACTTCGACCGTAGCGACGTGGACGCCATTCTTGCCGAAAACGAGGGCAAGCGCGTCAACGTCCTTATCGACTCGCTCGGTGGCTCGCTCGCTACCGGCCTCTCTATCTCTGCCGCCTTCCGTAACCACGGCGATGTGGCGGTGCATTTCGTCGGACTCAATGCTTCTGCCGCCACCATCGCTTCGCTCGGTGCGGCCCACATCTCCATTGATACCGGCGGCATGTATCTCGTCCACAAGTGTTCAACCGCCTTCTTCGAGTGGGGCTCTCTCAACAGCGACCAGTTCGCTACGCTCATCGCCGACTGTGAGAAGATTAAGGCCGACCTTGACAAGCTCGACCTCAATGTGGCCCAACTCTACGCCAAGAAGTGCCGCAAGCCTGTTGCGGATCTTCTCGGTCTGATGAAAGTCGGCGGCTGGCTCACTGCCAAGGAAGCCCTCGACTGGGGCTTCGTCGATGAAATCACCGACCTTGAAGATGAACCCGCTCCGCGTCTGACCGACGCGCTCGCTTCCGCTATGGCCAACGTGGGTATGCCTATCCCCAACATCCCCCTTGCCGAAACCGACCGAGACGGTCTGTTCGGCAAATTCCTCACTGCCATCGCATCGCTTTTCTCTGCAAAGGCAGAGCGGCAAGCCGATAACAAACCATCCACAAATCCCATTTCCACCGCAATGATCAAGACTTACACGTTCCTGTCGGCTATCCTCGCCGACAAGCCGCTGACCGTCTCCAACGGTACAGCGTCAGTTACCGCCGAGCAGCTTGACGCTATCGAAAACGCGCTCGCTGACAAGGATAAGACCGTCAACGAGCAGAAAGCCGCTCTCGAAGCCAAGGATGCCGACATCAAGGCTAAGGACGCGACCATCGCCGACCTCCAGGAGAAGCTCGCCGCCAAGCCCGCAGCCTCGACCACTACCGTTGTCGAGCAGTCAAAGCCCGGCGAGAAGACCGAGCCCAAGACTGAGGCCGAGGCCTACTGCGAGACGGTCAACTCTGCCCGCAAACTCTACAATCTCGTCTAACATCTAACCCTACGCATACTATGGCAGGTAAACTTTCATTCACTCTCGCACAGTATCAGGAAGCCGCGACCATCTACCGCAAAGACCTTCTCATGCTGCCGATTATCGGCATACAGGAGTCCCTGCAGTATATGACAGGCCGCCCCGGCATCCGATACAAGGAAGAGGTCGCCTCTATCAGCGGCGACGCTCAGTTCGCTCCCTACAAGCCTTCGCGCTCTCAGGACTTCAACCTCAATCTCGACTTCCGAACTCTGGAGACATACTTCGGTTCGGTTGTCGCCAAGTTCGAGCCTAACTCGGCTATCTCCACGCTTCTCGGTACCGGCGCGACCAAGGGCGACGGTCAGATGACCACGCCCACGGCACTCCACGTGCTCGCCCTTATCGCCAAGGGCCTCGCCGAGCATCTGAACGATGCTCTGTGGAGCGGCAAGCGCAATCCCGGCGGCGATACCACCGCTGATCTCTTTGACGGTTTCGATACCATCACAGAGAACGAGATTGCCGCTGGTGCCATCGCTGCCGACCTCGGCAACTACATGAAGATTGACGAGGCCATCACTTCGGCTAACGCCGTCGATGTCGCCAAGTCCATCCTGTTCTCGCTCGACCCGCGCCTCCGCAAGGAGGAACTGTATATGTTCTGCTCACAGGACTTCGCAGACAAATACAACGAGGGCTATCTTATGACCCACGGCGGAATCTCGTACAACACGCAGTACGACCAGACTGCGGTTGAAGGCTCCAACGGTCGCCTCAAACTCATTCCGCTCTACAATAAGATGGACTCGAAGTTCATCCACGTATGCCCGAAGTCCAATATGCTCGTCGGCTACGACCAGATGGGCGACATCGAGAACATTCTTGTCAAGGAGTATGAGCCGTTTATCCTCTCGTATATCGCCACTATGTTCTTCGGCGTTCAGTTCGAGTCCATCGACAAGCGACGCTTCAAGGCTATCGAAATCACCGTCTAACCCCAAACACCCATTCAGATATGGCTACAAAATGTACCTCTATCCAAAAGTCGCTCGGTTGGTGCCAAGGCACCCCCGAGCTTCCGGGTGTGAAGCGTCGCATATACTTCCTCGCAAAGTCGTTCATCCTCGGCTTCCCGCAGTTGCCGCGTGATGAACTTGGCCGCGCCACTTCGGCGATTCTCACCGGCGAGTTCACTCTTGCCGCTGATGCCAAGTGGAAGTATATCGACATTCTCCCCGACAAGTCGCAGCTGACTTCCGAGGCGCAGGGAGAACTCCCTTCACAGACGCAGCTTAACAAGCTCGTTGCCGTTCATCCCGGTGTTGGCGCCGAGGCTTCCGCTGCCGCCGCCTACATCAACAATACCGACAATGTCTTTATTGTCGAGGATATGAAAGGCAACTACCGTGTTCTCGGCAACGACAAGTGGACCACAAAGGCCACTGTCGCCCAGGATCTCGGCCAGGGTGCCACCGGCACTACCTCGACCACCATCAATGTCGAGGCTACCGACGAAGTGCCCGCGCCCTTCTTTGTCGGAACCCTTGAAACCGAGGACGGCGACATTCAGTGCGGTAAAGCCGCGTAATCTCCACGCTCTATGAATAACAGAAGTGTCAGGGAGGGAGCAATAGCGTTGGACGACGTGTTGAACGACATCGAAGTGCCTTCGCTCGACGTTCCTGACCTCGACGCTTCTTTTGTTCCCTCGGCTCAAAGCAAAGACCTTTTCGCCGAGAAAAAGCGGGCGGCATGGAAAGACGTGCAGCAAGCCGAGGCTCGCTGCGACTTCGCTCCTAACAAGGTGCGAATTTCCTACCGCAAACCCGCTTTCGGTATCATATCGCTCTGGAAAAAGTCGCTCTATGGCCGGACGCTGACCGACATTAAGAGCGACCCCGATATGGTCGAGAAGTTTGCCGAGGGTATGAACACCCTTATCCGGCAAATCCTCGGCCATTCTCTCGCTTCCGGCGACTGGTGCATCGTTACCTCGCCCAAGCGTCGCCACAAGGAGCGCAACTTTGCTTCGCTCATTTCCGCTCGGCTCGCTACACTCTTAGGCGTGAACTTCTACGAAGATCTCGCCGAGTGTCACTCGAAGCATCGTGTCGGGGCTGTCTTTACCCTTGGCAAAGAAGCACCCAAGGAGCGAAACATAATCGTGTTCGACGATTTTGTTACGACCGGTGCCACGATGATCTCGATGCGCGAGTTGTTGATGCCACTCGGCTACAACCTCGTATTCTTCACAGGCATAAACAACAAGTTATAATGGACCACAAATTCACCCAACAGATAAGGGAGTGGCTGGAGCAGCCACACGACGAGCGCGACTATTCAGTCGGCGCTCTCTATCTCCTGAAACTCTCCGGCAATCAGATTATGTACCGTAATCTTATTGCCAATCCGTCAGCCAAGGCTGACTTCATCGAGTATCAGATTCAGAAATACTACAATTTCCGTGTCCAGGCTCTCACTCACGAGCAGGTCGAGGATATGGCCGCGCAGGTGCAAACCATCGCCGACGAGCATCATCTGACAGACGATGCTTCTACCGTGCCGGAAGATGAACGTCGCCTCGGCAAGCGCGAAGACCACGATTCACTCCCTGACGAAATCAAGGCGAAATACGTTGAGAACCTTTCGATTCTCCAAAGTATGCGCGAGCTGCATCTACGCCTCCGCTCGCTTTCGCTTGAAAACGCGACCTGCCCGGACTCCGAGCGTTATCCGTTCCTGAAAGAACTTATATCGCTCGACAAGAAACTTCACTCCAACTGGGAGGAATACGACCACTTTGTTGCCCCCGGCCCCGATACCGTACCCTCGCGATCTGCAAAAGCAAAACGCACCGCCGCCGGTGAAACTAAGAAATCCACCAAGAAGTCCGCGAAATGAAAAGGAGTGCCAACATTGACCAAATCCTTCGTCCGTTGAAAGAGACGCCACATCAGGCTTACCTTTCAAATGCCGTCCAAGTGGCCGACATTCTCGGATGGATTTTGGGCCAAGTCGGCGTGGCCGAGGTATGGCAGACTTCTTTCTCCATATCGGAAGAATTTCTTCGGCGCTTATTCTTTATAACAAAGGATAAGCGCGTGAGCCGGATTAACCTTGTGCTCGACCACAAGGCTACCAACAAGACGCTCAAACTTTGGGCGTTCATCACCCAAGTTATTGAGCGTACATATCTTGCTGACAATCACAGCAAGATTTTGTTGGTAAAATCCGAAGCCGGAGATACTGTTTCGGTCATAACCTCACAGAACTTGACCCGTGGCAACCGCCACGAATCTGCGTTTATCTCCACCGATATGGCAATCTTCGACCGGCTCCACGAGCAGGTCAACGATTTAATAACCAATCACAGCGTACCACTCCATGACCTATTCAGAGAACGAATTGCAGCAGATTGAGAAGTATGCCTCAATCTACTTGAAGATTTCCGATATGGCAGTCATTCTCGACATTCCGGCTGATGTGCTTCGCGAAGACATCGCCGACCGCTCCAAGGACGTTTCCAAGGCGTACCGCCGTGGCAAAGCCGCCTCAAAGGTCAAGCTTCATTCTCAGGAAATGATGCTTGCACAGGTCGGCTCACCGCTCGCTATCGAGAACGCCCACCGCAATCTCCTTGACATGGAAGATGACGAGTAATTACTATGAGCTATCCTAACGCTATCGAAGTTTGCCGCGCCGAACTCTTTACAAAAGAGGTCGAACTGCGCGAACGCTATCCACAAGCTCTTGTGGATAAGGTGCTTCGTGTACGCGAAATGTATAACTGGTTCATCGCCAACCCCGACGGCACCGACCGCGAGTTTGTCGCTGAAGTGTGCCAACGTCACGGAATACACCGCACAACGGCGTATTCTGACCTTGCCGTGGTGAAGTCGCTGCTGCCGATGCTCGGCTCCGCTTCTCGCGACTTCCACCGTTGGCGCACCAATGAAATGCTCATTGCCACTTATAAGATGGCGGAGAAGCGAAAGGATAGCAAGACAATGGAACGCGCCGCTACCGCCTACGGCAAGCTCAACCGCGTTGACCTCGAAGACGAGCAGGCTATTCCGCTCGACCAAATTCTCGTTCAGCCTTTCACGGCTACCGATGATCCTCGTGTCCTCGGCATCGAGCCTATTCCCAACATCGCCGAGAAAATCTCGTCGATGATTGAGAAATACCGAAAGGAAACTATCGACATTGAAGACGTCGAGTTTGAGGAATACGACCTCGAATTTGATACTCTGTTCCCGGACCCGAAACAGACTGAATTTAACGACGAAAGCGACCCTCAGGATTGAGAGCCGCTTTTGGGTCATTGTATCCGACCATCTGGTATTTTCCACATGCCTTGCACTCTATGAACACCCCACAGCCTAAACAAGTTTATTTCAACAAACCGCAGCGATTGACACAACTTATCGGTGCCAACACCACCGTTATTGTGGCCGGTCGCCGTACCGGCAAGACCGACTCAATCGCCGCGCCTTTCGTGCTCCGCAATATGCAGCGTATGCCCGGCTCAACAGGCGGCATCGTTGTGCCTACCTTCAAGCACGGATTGACTAACACAATTCCGGGCTTGCTCGCCGCGTGGAAGCGATGGGGCTTCATCGAGGGAATACACTATGTGGTCGGCAAAAAGCCGCCCAAATCTTTTCGCAAGCCTATCACGCCGCCGCACGATTATGAACACGTCATATCGTTCTATAACGGCAGCGTGGCTATTATCATATCCCAGGATAGGCCCGGCTCGTCGAACTCGCTCACGCTATCTTGGCTTCTCGTGGACGAGGCCAAGTTTATCGACTACGCCAAACTCAAAGATGAAACACTCCCGGCCAACGGCGGCATAAAGTCGCACTTTGGCAAGCACTCCTGTAATCACTCAATTATGATATTGAGCGATATGCCGCAGACCCAAAAGGGCAGTTGGTTCTTGCACTACCGCGACAAGATGGACGTGGAGCTTATCAAGACTATCGAGGCCACGGTCTATGAGATATGGCGAACAAAGGAGCGCATACGCGCCCTTAACGCCAAAGGCGAAACTGTGCCCCCGTATCTCAAAGGCTACCTCCGTCGCCTTGACCGCGACCTCAATAAGATGCGCTCCGTCGCTGTCTACTACCGCGAATACAGCAGCATCGAGAACTTGCAGCTTCTCGGCGAGAACTACATAAAGCAGATGAAGCGCGACCTTACTCCTTTGACCTTCCAAACCTCTATCCTTTGTCAGAGGATCGGAATTGCAAAGGACGGTTTCTATTCCTCGATGCGCGAGGGGCATAAGTACGACGCCAACGATAATCAGTACCTCGATACTCTCGGCTACGATTATGACTTCTCGACGCTCGACGCTCGCGCCGACAAGGACGTTGACCCCGATGCGCCCATCTGTATCGGTATGGACTACAACGCCAACATCAACTGGATTGTCGCCGGTCAGCCGCGCGACCGCCGCCTGAATGTCATTAAGTCGTTCTACGTCAAGTTCGAGCGTAAGATTCCGGCACTCGTCGAGGACTTCTGCCGATACTATGCAGAGCATCGCAACAAGACCGTGGTCTATTATTATGATGCTACCGCCCTCGGCTCGAACTATGCGGTCAACGACCAGGACTTCCACTATAACGTGGTAAGGGAGTTTGAACGGCATGGCTGGCGCGTCGAGTCCGTGTACCTCGGAAACCCGATGCACCACCACGAGAAGTACCTTCTCATCAATAATGCGTTTGCCGGAAAGCAACGCCTTATGCCGTTCTTCAACCGCTCGAACAACGAGGACTTGATTCTCGCGGTGCAGTCAGCCGGTGTCTCCAATGGTCGCAACGGCTTCAAGAAAGATAAGTCCGGAGAGAAACTTGCCGAGTCCGAGGAAGACCTGCTCGAGCACCGCACCGACGGAACCGATGCCTTCGATACTCTCTACATCGGTTGCGAAAAGTTCCCGTTCCACGATACCTTCTCGCTGTCGATGAGCGGTGTTCTCTGATTATTTTTGTAAATTTGTGGTCATAAAATCTTTATGACCATGGCAAATTTACCCACATACGTCCTTGGAGCAATCGGTGAACATCAAGTGTTATCCCGGCTGCTCCTTCTCGGATACAATGCCGCTATCACAAATCTATCGGTAGAAAATACTGAAAGCACAGACATCTTATGCCGCGACTATAAAGGTCGCTTCTGTGCTATTCAAGTTAAAACAACGGCAGAAGATAACTGGAAAACCGGTATCTCGCACAAGGAATTTTACGATGATAACGGACAAATAGATTTAGCCAAAGGTCGCAAGTTTCTTGAAAAGAAAATTGTTGGACCTTGGGTATTTGTTCAGGTTGGTGGCTCGTCGGTTTTCCCCACATTTGATTTCTTCGTGTTGTCTCGTTCTGAGGTTATCGAAATGATATACAGCAACGAGGAATGGTATTTGACAGGCTACAATCGCAAGAATCCACTCAAAGGCTCAGGCCCAATCTGTATTTATAAACCGTGGCTTTGTGGTCTTGGTGTTCCAGCGAACAGTAATCATATTGAGTGGGTTAATCCTTTCGCTTCTCCTGATTATAAATTCGATAACGCATGGCATAATCTTTGGATAGATTGATGGCGATGCGGCACTGCCGCCGGGCTATCGTTAATCGAGCCTAAGGTCTCGACCGTTCGGCTTCTATCCCTATCGCATAAGCGAGCCTCGGCACCACCTTCCCGGTGGATCCGAAGCTCGCTCTCTTTTTGTGCGGTATGTCGCTCCGGGAGTGGTGACATTTCGCAGGTCAAGGTATTTTTTCATGTTTCATCTCCTTTGGGAGTGGGAGGATTACCAACCGGGCCTTAGAGCATAGGTGTTACATCGACTTCGTATCTCGGAGCGATTTGCCTCATGTATAAATGATTTTATAGGTATTCGGCGATTGCTTCGCAATTCTTCCCTGCACTTCCTCTGCCGGGCTTCACGGTATGGATTTACGCTCTGGCCGTCGGTGATTACTTCACGGTGTAGATAGGTTTTGAATTGCGGTCGGACGTTCGCGGTTTACGATGTAACGTATAGGTCAGATTTTGACGAGACGTTCTTGGAGGAATTAACTGATGTAAAGCACCTGAGCGCAGATGATATTTCACTGTCGCAAAGGTAGGGCTGACCGCGCATCCGCTCCTGATTGTGCCAATCGGCTTGACCCTCCGGGCTTGCAATCAACATTTCATAAATTCTTCACCCTCCAGGACCCAAGAATTTAACGCTGCTCTTGAAATAACATTTGCAACTACGCTTTCTCAGCTCTCCCTGATATTGCAACGTAAAAATCAAACGCGCCCCGGCGCATAGTTAAAAACCTCCAAAAACTTCAAAATCATGACATACGTTAGCAACATCTTCAACAGCTCTCTCAACTCCAACCGCAAGCTCAAATATTTTTCAGTAGAAGTAATCACTTTCGACGGCGAGAGCTTCATCGAAGAAGTCGAAGCCCGCAGCGCAGAGGAAGCACAGGAAATCGCAGCTTCCGGATACGAGAACGTCGATTACACGATGGTTCAAGGCTGCTTCGCAGGTTGGTAATCCTCCTTCTCCCTCTCAAAGGGTGGCTGTCCGCCGGGGCAGCCTTTACCCCTGCTTATGTCGCCACACCCTCCGCGACCATTTGTTTAGCCGTTCAGGACTCTGTCGATGTTATCGTCATATTCCTTCTCGGTGAGTCCGAACTTCTCCAGGGCTTCTTCTTTTGTCGCGCCTCTACGCATCGCTCCGAATACGCCCATTACCTTCGTATCGTACACGCCGACTTCATCGGCTGTCAGCCCAAAGGCTTCTTCATACGTCGGTACTTCTTCTGTCTGTTTCTTATATCGCTGGCCACACTCTTTACATACCCAATCTTCAAGTTTATCAAAGTCATCAGGTATGCAACATCCTCCGAGTATTATTTCCCCACGCGCTGCTGCTTTGAATGTCTCGCGTGCAGGGTATCCATATACAATCGGGAGCACTGCGCCACCGCATCGTTGGCACTTGCGGGGCTTTAGTTTCTTACTAATTATTGGGCTGTCTGTCATATCCATATAGCAAAGTTAGTCAATTATTACGAATAATTGCCACGCACCACATTTTATTTAATGTTTAAGTCCTCAAATCTCGTCGTTTTTTAGTAACTTTGCGCATTAAACATCTCAATTTTAGCCTCAAAATGAAGCCCATAAAAATACCGTCCGAAGTCCTCGATGCTCTTGAACGAGCTATTTATCGCGCTGTTCAAGACCGCATAGACAATGACCCCGACGTTGCCGATACTTACTTACGCATCACCGCTGAGGATAACAAGTTCACAGTAAAGGTAATGTACCTTGAAGAAAGCAACTTGAAGTTCCCGAACAACGATGTTGCTTTGCTCAATCTTATGTTCGATACCAGCGGTGAAAACTGGGTGCCTCGCGATGAAGCAATACACGACCTCGCACAGTCATACTCCGAAATGATTGCAGTCCAACTTTGCCCGAACTGATATGAAGCCTTCGCGTAAGTATTTCATCATCCCATTTTCCATAGTAGCCTTCTTTGCTGTCTGCTATGGATTATTTTCTTACGCAACCAACCGTCCTGAATATCTCGCTTCCCGTGCTGACCTCATTCCCAAATTCTTCGGCATTTCTTCTTCGGCTATCGGCTCCGATGATCCCGATTTTTGCCTCGATGAAATTCATAGTCAGGGACGCGACTTCAACGACTTCGGTAGTGCCGGATATAGCTTCATTATTACTCCTGGCCCAAACGGTGTATATTCTGATGACCTTTACAGACATCCCAATTCTTCAATTAACGACTCTACTTTGATAATCTCTGTTCGACGTGGTAATATCAATGGCACACTGACCTTAGAATTTGACACCGGCCAGGCATACGTCATATACGAACAGGTATACTGATTTTTCGGCGTTGCGCTGAAATGATATAGCCCTCGCAATCGTTGTGCTCCGGGCGGTTCCTGTCGGACATCCGAGTATATCATTACATCGCCGGGCTATCGTAAATCGAGCCTATGGTATCGACCGTTCGGCTTCTATCCCTAACGCACGCTGATATTATGCTTCGATAATGTTCTGACGATTGGACTTTTTACCAATCGTCATCATCATCTTCTTCATAATCTCTTTCAGCCACTTCTACGCTTTCAAATCTTTCTATTTTGAAAGTGTAAGTGTCATTGTATTCTTCATCATCCTTCGTCCCACAGTAAGCCTGTATATATCCGTCCTCGGATATTGTTCCATCACCATATTCACTGTCGGGTTCTACGTCCCATATTTTATATTCGTTGGTTGTCCCATACGAATTGGTATATACGACATCCAAGGTGAGTTCCTCATCCCATGCTCGTTCGAGCAATTCAAGTATTTTGCGCATTCTCATTTTTTGGCTGTTTTATTCTGTTGTCAATTTCCTCCCATAATTGGGGGTTATGTGTTTTTATGTATTCACTGGCTATCTCGATTACACGCTTGCAATCTTCTTCGTCGAATAACCCCATGTGAGTATAGTTCTTATTCATACCAAGACGCAACGAAAGCCAGGAATAGGCATTATACCTTGACTTCTTTAATTTGTTTTGCCAAAGGGCATCGAACCATTCGTGTGCTAAATGACGCAACCTCCTTAATTCTGCATTTGCGACACTTCCCATTGCGGTCTCCGTGCCTTTATGACATGATACGTATGCCTGACATTTTCGACAAAGGTATATCTTTCCATAGCTTATACCATTGTATATTTCCGAGCTGTCTACAAATACTGTGGGCTCTCCACAATACTTGCAAACCAGCCCTCTGTTAATAGCGTCAGTTTTATCCATAATGCAAAATTAAGAAGAATATTTGATATTTAATGTTTAATGGCGTTGCGCTGTAATGATATAGCCCTCGCAATCGCTGTGCTCCGGGCGGTGCCTGTCGGCCATCCGAGTATATCATTTCAACGCCGGGCTATCGTAAAATCGAGCCTAAGGTCTCGACCGTCCGGCTTCTATCCCTAACGCAAAATTAACTGCATTAATTTTTATTAACATTACAGTGCCTTATTCTTGCACGCCCTCAGTCGTACCTTTGTGCGCGTGTGCATTTTTAGCCATTTGATACCTTCGGTATCAGAAATTTTCGTTAACTTTGCATATACAAAGCGTTACTTAATCTGAAAATGGCCAACCGATTATCACAAAGGCATACGGCGAGAGCCGAAAACTTTGAGGACTTCTTTGTTGTCGCACAGGCTTTGGTCAGCCTTCAGATGCTACATTGAAGTCCTCTTTATTTTTATGAGAGAGAAAATCGCTCAATACTTTAACTATGATCCTCGGAACAAACTAATCTTTGCTCCGAGCCTTGACCAACATCTACAATCAATAGATGTTGGCTTTGAGCTTGCCAAAAGTATTGAGAACGATTTATCCTCGCCCCATCTCCCGATGATTGCCGAAGACTGCTTTAATGCTATTCTTCGCCGGGCCATCAAGGAAGACCCGATTATCGGTGATTATATCGCTCTTGAAAATTGGGGAATATTGTTTGAACCTGCCCTAAAGCTGAATCTCGTTTCGATTTTTGACTCTCATTCAAAATCGAACGCTCTCATTTTAGTGAACTGTGGTCAGGCTGACTACGAGAACTTCCATCTCGTCAGCAAGCATTTCAACACAACATTCCCCATTGGAAATCTCCACCCATATATACTCCAGTAAAATCTATCGCACATGAAATACAGTGAACTTCTACATTTTGAGCCGATAACGGAGGTCGTTAAATTCGACCGACTGAATGATGTTTCTTACCAAGAATCGTTGGTAAGAACTTTCGTTTTCTCAAAAGAATACGAAGACACCATCATTCCCTTTATCTGCTCAAATCTCGATTATACTACAACAGCAGATACATTCGGCTTGCAGATTGTCGGTAACTACGGCACCGGTAAATCTCACCTTATGTCGCTTTTCACGCTCATTGCCGAGAATCCGGATTACCTTACTCTCGTGAGCAATGATAAAGCGCGTGAAAATCTCGCTAAGATTGCCGGGAAATACAACGTGCTCCGTTTCGAGCTTGGCAACAGTCAAGAACTTTGGTCGATTGTATGCTACCAAATCGACAAATATCTTCGCTCCGTCGGTATTGATTACTCAATTACCGACGCTTGCCCGCTCGAACCTTACGCAGTGCAGTTGTCGCGCATGATGGCACACTACGAGGCTAAGTTCCCTGACAAAGGCTTCCTTCTCGTAATTGATGAGATGCTTTCTTACCTCAAAGGCAGAAGCGCATCCGACAAACTGAACCGCGACCTTGCCGTGCTTCAAGCCCTCGGCCAAGTTTCCGACCACTCGAAGTTCCGTATCGTGTTCGGTGTTCAGGAAGTTATCTATAACTCTCCCGAATTTCAGTTTGCCGGCGATATGCTTAATAAGGTCAATGACCGTTATAAGCAAATCACAATTACCAAGCAAGAGGTTAAGTTCGTGACCGAACAGCGCTTGCTCCGAAAGACTGACGAGCAGAAAGCATGGATAAGAAACCACCTCTCGCAGTTCACCCAGTTCTTCAATGATCTGCACGCAAACATTGACGAATATGTAGAGCTATTTCCCGTTCACCCTGCCTTCTTCGACAACTTCCAGTTGGTGCAGGTAAAGAACGGTCAGCGTGAAATCCTCAAAACGTTATCGTCGAAATTCGAGAGCCTTAAAGGTGAAGACGTGCCAAGCACTTGCCCCGGCCTCATTTCTTACGATAGCTATTGGATAGACCTTACCGCACCTAAGATGCAGACCGACCCGGACGTGCATCGCATCAACGAGATTATGGCTATCGTCTCCCAAAAGATTGATGACAACTTTGTGGGAGTCCAAGCCAAGAAGAACGCTTTGGCACACCGCATCGCCAATGCTTGTGCTGTTAAGATTCTTCAATCTTCGCTCAGTGCCACCAATGGTGTCACTGCCGAAACTCTCGTCGATGATCTGTGCTGGCTCGATTCAACCTGTTTCGACCGCGAAATACTCCAGGATGTTATCGACAATACCGCAAACAAGATTGTCTCGGCTACTGTCGGTCAATACTTCGAGAAGAACGAATTTAATCAGGAGTATCATCTGCGCATAGTCGGAGGTATCAACTATGAGCAGAAGATTAAAGATTATGCTGCGCAAATGACCCCGGAGGTCAAAGACCAGTTCTTCTTCAACTTCCTCGTCGAGTTCCTTCCCATCGAGATTGACCAGTACCGCCTCGGCTTCCCAATTTGGGCTCACCGCATCGACTGGATTTCTCACAAGACGATGATTGACGGCTACATCTTTATGGGCAACCCCAACGAGCGTAGCACCACCCATCCGCAGCAGCACTTCTACATCTACTTCATGCCTATCTTTACCGAGTCGGCAAAGACTCGCGGCAACGAAGAAGATAGCGTGTACTTCGTTTTCGACAATATCAGTCAGGAAATGAAGGACTACATCGCTCTCTATGCCGCCGCCGAATCCTTGAAGGCTTCGGTCGACAGCTCGCAGAAGCGTTTCTACGAGAGCTTCATCAATCAGTATAAGAACAAACTTAAGCAGTTGTTCAATACTGAGTTCAAGGAAAACATGGAGGTCTACTATCGCGACGAGAAGCAAACGCTCTCGCCCGAACTTCTCAACGGCCCGTCAAAAGAAATGGTTGTCAGCAAAATCACTTCGTTCTTGCTCGAAGACCATTTCAACACCGCCCGTCCTAACTATCCGAAGTTTACCGCCCTGCGTCAGCCTCTGACATTCGGACCGCAAGGCAACTTCGATACCCACATCAAACAGGCAAAGCAGAAAATCGCCAATCCCAATCAGTCCATATCAAATGGCGAGGCCATTCTTCACGGACTGGGATTGCTCCATGAGGGTCGTCTTTCTATCGACCACTCAATCTACGCCAAGACCATCAAAGACTTGTTGGAGCAGAAAGGCCCCAACCAAGTCATCAACCGCGATGAAATCCTCGAATGTTTTTGGGAGGCGACCCACTCTTATCGCTCCAAGGACTACCAAATCGAAGCAGACTTCGAGTATCTTGTTCTTGCCGCGATGGTGGCTCTCGGCTACATCGAGATTGACGTTTCCGGCAAAATTATCAACGCCGCAAACATCGGTGAAATCGTCAACTGTGCCAAGGAGGACTACTATTGCTTCAACTGCGTTCGTCGGCCTCGCGGTGTAGATCACGCTGCTATGCGTGAACTTTCGCTCGGCATTTCCGGTGTTGACCTTTCCGCTCAAATACCCGACATTGATTCGGGTGCCCTGTCTCGCTTGCTTAGCGACGCTCGACAGGTTGCCGAGAAGTGCGCCCGTGCTTTGCACGATATATCAGGCGGCATCCAGTTCCAAGGAATAGAACTGATTTCGCAATCTGCCGCCATTACACTGCGCTCACATCTCGACCGCATGAAAGGTATCGCTGACCGCATGGCGTCGTTTAACACCGTTCCGAAGTTGAAAAACTTCCCGTTCAATGCCGACCAGATACGAGAAGCCTTCTCGCATCTTGTCGACCTTGATGTTATCAAAAACGCACAAGCCATCGTCAACGAGTTCTCTCCGATAATCTCTTATCTGGAGCAAGCCCGTCAGTACATCTATGACGATGCCTTTGTTGCTGAAATTGATGCTGCAATCCGTGAATTTGAAGGTCTTTCTCCCGATGAGACTTCAAAGATTGCCGCATCGCGTCAGCGCATGACTGCTCTCAAAGAGCGTTACGCTGACTGGTATATGCAGGAGTACAAGAAGAACCACATCACCAACATTCAGGAGTCCGAACGTCAAAGACTTCTCAACTCACCTAAACTGGCGGCCCTCAAACTGGCTACTCAGTCAAACTATGTAGCCATTGAGCCGAAGCTTGCTCCATGGCTCGTTGACATGAGAATGTTGCGTCCGGCTGAAACAATCACCAAGGAGTTGATGATGGCTACTCCCTACAAGGACTTCAACCCGCGTGAGTTCAAAGATAAGACGCTTCCAAATCTCAACGATTTGAAAACTCAGCTCGACGAGATTTTCGACTTCGCCGACGCTCAGTATCATCTCATCCTCACTGACGATAATCTGCTAAAGAATATGGATGCGCTCACTGATGCACAGGTCGCTTTCCTTGAAGATTTTAAGGGCAAGCACATCACCGAGCAAAACTTTCCCACAGTGATGCAGATTATCCAAAAACTCACTCGTGGTATCACTCCGGTTTCTATAAAGCGCGACGAGATATTCTCGCTTTTCAACCGTCCGCTTACTCCCGAGGAACTTATTCAGAAATTCAATCAGCTTGTCAACGGCAAACTTACCGGCATTGACCGCTCTAACGCTCGCATATCATTAGACTAATGGCTAAGAAACATAAATCATACCCGGGCGAACCTACTCTCGACATGGGCTTTGACGAGATGGATGCCGTTTCCCAAGAGGAAACCGGCCCCGTCACAGTCCTTGGCATGACGTTCTCCAACGATGAAGAACGCCGAGCCTATTTCCGTGAGCAGCTTCGCGCAAAGCTCCCCGAACTTCGCAGTATCGAGGGCTTTCCTATTGGCTCTGACGAAGACATCGTCAACCTGTCAGACCCTCCATATTACACCGCTTGCCCCAATCCTTGGCTCAACGATTTCATCGCCGAGTGGGAGCAAGAAAAGCTCCAACTCGAAGCCGAGGGAAAACGCCATCCAAATGTCGTTGTCAACGAGCCGTATGCCGCCGACGTGAGCGAGGGTAAAAGTAACCCAGTTTATACTGTTCATACATATCATACTAAAGTTCCACATCCAGCAATTATGAGGTATATTCTTAACTATACCCAACCTGGAGACATTATATTAGATGCATTTGGAGGAACTGGTATGACAGGATTAGCTGCTCAGTCTTGCGCAAATTCAGTTTCCCCTTTTTCTGATAAATTAGATAGAGAATGGAGAAGCCTATTTGGTCATTCACCTAATTTTGGTGAACGTCATGCTATTTGTGGGGATTTGTCTCCGTATGCAGCGAATATTTCTTATTTTTATAATTCGCCTTTTAATGCAAATCTCTTTAAGAATGAGGTTTTGAGAATTTTAGATGTAGTCAATGAAAAGTGTTCTTGGCTTTACGATGTAAAAGACGAATCAGGGAAAAAGATAGGACGTATTAATTTTGTCGTATGGAGTGACGTTTTTATATGTCCTTCTTGTGGTGAAGAATATGTTTTTTGGGATGCTTCGATAGACAATGAAAACAAATGTATGAAAGATACATTTGAATGTCCCCATTGCAAAGCAACTCAATCAAAAAAGACTGCCACACCTACTTTAGAGACAAAATTTGACACTAAGTTAAACAAGTCTGTTAAACAAATTAAATCTATTCCTGTTATCATTGTCTATAAAGACATAAATAACAAAACTATTCAAAGGACTCCAACTAAATCTGATATTGATTTGATTAATCAAATCAACGAAATCGATTTAGATTTGTTTTATCCAACTTCGGAACTTCCTGCTGGATATAACACCGAACAACCTAAACGTTCGAGACACATTTTCAATGTTCATCAATTCTTTACAAAACGCAATCTAATTGCGTTATCTACATTGTTTGATGAGATTGAAAAGTCTCCACTTTCCTCTAAACTACGTTTTCTATTTACCGCATTGCTGCAACGCTCGACTGTTATGAATCGAGTGCATGTAAATAACTACTTCCACGGGGGAGGTGGTTGGAATGGTGGGTTCCTAAAAGGAACATTGTATATTCCTAACGCACCAACAGAAACATCAGTTATCGAGCAAATCTCTGATAAATTATCTTCCATATTAAGTGCGGCTCCTTATCTTCCTACTACTCATGGCAACCTGCAATATGTTGGATCTGCCGATAGCATACCTATGGAGTCGTCCTCTATAGACTATATTTTTGTCGACCCACCTTTTGGAGCTAACATTAATTACTCGGAACTCAATTTCTTGATAGAACCTTGGTTGAAGGTCGTTACAAATAACTCGGTAGAGGCGATAGAAAATAAAGCACAAAATAAAGATGCTTCTTTCTATCATACTATGATGGCAAGTTGCTTTTCTGAGTTTTTTAGGGTCTTGAAACCTGGCAAATGGATGACCGTTGAGTTCAGCAACACATCCGCTTCTGTATGGAATTCTTTACAAACAGCTATTCAGCAAGCAGGTTTTGTTATAGCTAATGTCTCAGCACTTGATAAGAAACAAGGTTCTTTCAAGGCTGTAACTACCACCACCGCTGTAAAGCAAGACCTTATCATTTCTTGCTTCAAGCCGACTGAGCAGTTACTTTATAAGTTCGAAAATGAAGCCTCGGAAACCAATGTATGGGACTTCATCGACGAATTGCTCTCACGTCTGCCCGTTCATCTGGAGCATAGTAACAAAACCACAGCAGTCGTTGAGCGTAGTCCCAAAATCCTTTACGACCGTCTTATCTCATTCTACGTTCAACACGGCTTCCCGGTACCGTTGAACGCGCAAGAGTTCCAAGCCGGTCTGCGCGAACGTTACGCCGAGCGCGACGGTATGTATTTCACGCCATCGCAAGCCGCAAAGTATGACGAGCTGCGTAAACGCACCGATGGCTTCCAAGCATCGCTTTTCTTCGTCGATAGCGAGCAGGGAGGTATTGCATGGCTCAACAATGAGTTGAGCACTCCGCAAACCTACCAAGACTTGCAGCCCAAATGGATGCAAGCTATCAACGGTGTTCGCAAGGGCGACATTTTGCCGGAACTCATGCAGATTCTTGAAGAAAACTTCATCAAGGAATCTGACGGCAAATGGCGTAAGCCCAACCTTCAAGATGATGTTGACCTCGCTGCACTTCGCCATAAGGCTCTGATGCGCGAGTTTAAGGTTTATGTGGAAGTCGCTCAGAAACCTCGCGGCAAAATCAAAGAGGCTCGCGTAGAGGCTCTGCGAGCCGGTTTCAAGCAGTGCTATCAGGACAAAGATTTTGCCACCATCGTCGCTGTCGGCGACCGTATTCCGCAAAATCTTCTGACCGAAGACGAGCAGCTTCTTCAGTTCTACGAAATCGCTTCATCGCGCGTATAATTTATGACGGAACTTATCAACGAAATATTAGACTCTATCAGTCGAGGCTTTCATCCGCTTACCATCGTCAGCAATCCTGACGGGTTCTTGGCACATGAAGATGTGCTCCAAGAATTAAAGCGTGAAAGCACGGCTGAGGTCGTTGCGGGTTCTGCTATTCAGCTCCGTGTTCACTTTGAGCTTCATCTTCGCAGAAACCCGGAGCGCCCGGCTATCTATATCCTGACTGCCGGTGATATGCTCCCCGACATCAGCACGAAAGCGAACAATGTTCGCTTTAAGATAGCCGAACTTTTCCCGAATTTCGTTGATAAAGAGACGATCTCACGACAGTCGCTTGATATTCTCACAAAATTATACGACAAGCACATACAGGGTATTGTTACCGCTCAACGGCTTCAAGACCTAATTGGTGACTTGACTTCTTCGCGCGTTGCCGAGCCTGTCAAAGATTTTGGAGAGGCTGTTGCCAATCTCAAAAATCTTGTCAATCCGGACTGGTCGGATGTTGCCACAATTCGCCGCATCAGTGAATTGTTTATCAAGGTAGTTGAGAATGACCGCTACGACGAGATAGCTGAAACCATCGGCTATCTTAATTTCGATTTCCAACATTATCTCGATGAGACATATTGGAACTCGATTAACGCCAATCCTTACTTAAAGCCCCGATGCGTCAACGGTATTGTATCGCATATCCGCGACAATTACCAATCGAGCCAAAAAGTGGCTCTCATTGTCGTTGACGGCATGGCCTTTTGGCAATATGAAGTGCTTCGCGCTGCGCTCGAAGATCTTCATATTTTCCCGACCAAAGAAGATTGGACTTACTCGTGGATCCCGTCAATCACTTGCCTTTCGCGACAGGCAATTTTCGCCGGGCAACATCCTACAATCGACTATACTCAATCTCCCAACAATGAGAGATTGGCATGGCAATCTCAATGGCAGACCGGTTTTCCTCAATATTTCTACGACAACGGAGATGAACCGTTGCACATCAGTAATGATTGCAAGCGTCTCGCTCTCGTCACTGTTGCACTCGACGAGAAAATGCACAGCTCAACATCTTATCTTGAACTGCTTGCCTTGACAAAGATTTGGGTCAAATCGTTTGCCAAGCGTTTCCAACAGTTGAAGGAGGCCGGGTTCGATATAATCCTCACTACCGACCACGGTAATGTGCTTGCCAAAGGCTGGCGCCCTTTTACTTCAACTGAGAAAGCTCATCTTTATGGCAAAGCGAGCCGTGGCCACCGACACGCCATCTTCATGCAACATGATGCGAGCGACCAGTTTGTTTCTGACCTTGGATATTCCATCCAATATCTTCACAAACAATTATGGTTCGCCATTCGTGACAACCATAGCTTCACGTCAACCGACAAAGTAGAAATCACTCATGGAGGCTCACACCTCTTTGAGTGTATGATTCCATTCGTCAAATTTTAGATATGTCAGATAAAATCACCATAGGACTACGTCAACGAATACCGATGTCATTGCTTGAAATGGCTCTGACTGCGGTTTTGTCGGGCGATTATTCGAGAGAATACTTCGCCGAACTCGCTGCAACCGAGTACAACGGACAAAACCGCATCGCCAAGACAGTAACGGCAATCTCGCAGTTGACCGACCAAAATCCGCTGATTGACCTCTTGCGTGAAAATAAAGACGAAGTGCTTCTCGCGCTCCGCAATCGCGCTGACCGTACATTGATATTATCATCGCTCATCATAGCCAAATTTGAATTTGCCTATGATATTTTCACGCTCCTTGGCAAATATTTCCATGTGCAAGACCAGGTCGTTACCGCGCTCATCACTCAGAAGATGTCGCAAAAGTATGGCTCCAACCGCTCATTACCCAATGCGATGAACTGCGCTCTGCCCATGTTCATCGAGGCAGGAATACTTCATCGCCCCAAAATCGGCTTCTTTGAAATTCGCAAAGTCGCTCCCGGCACCGCTATCGCTCGCCGCGCTTTCGACGAAGCCTTCTTCCACTGGAACCCCAATCTCTCCCGTGAACTCACATACCCCTCTCATCCTTATTACGAATACCTCGATTTAACTATTTTATGACCGACTACGACGATTTAGGTACTTACGACGGCGACCCGGTGCATGACGGTTGGGTTGACTTCGACTATAACGAGAACACGGGCGAGCTGTCGGACATCTTCGATGATACCGACCTCGACCAATTCATTGACAACTTAAACGACTGGGACTAAATTTTACTAACTCGAAATATAAATACTCCAGATATGGGATTCTTAGATTTTTTATTCGGAAAAAACAAAGATGAACAGACTAAAACTGGTTCTTCTATTTATCAGTCGGCTCAAAAGCCAGTAACTCCGAAACCTACGCAATCGCAGGCGAAACCTGCAACTCCAATGTCTTCCGCGCCGACGTTGGAACCGTTCGTATTCAAATCTGATTGTCACCAACGGTTTGAAAACGGTAGCGAAGTAATGGGTTTACAACAGTGCATCCGAACGGTTAGCGTTGAGAAAAACACAAACGGATGCCGCGGTTATAAACTAACCCCCGGTGACGGCTACATCGTTAAAGTATTTAATGATGATCTTGGCAAACCTAATATGTCGGATAAGCCGATGCGCATTGTGAGTAAGACCGCCGATAAAGTTGAACTTCGAGGGTTCCCTATTGAAGCACAAACACCTTTCGGCTGGCAAGAGGTTGACTATCGCGACTACGGATTAACCGTATATTACACAAATGGCAATGTTACTAAGTGCGTTCTCCATATGTTCGACCGCAATATTGACTTGGAATATCGCAAGTCAGTTTCACTGAAATCAACTCAATCGACGAGTAAAGTGGATAACGAATCTTCACATAATAGCAGTTCCGTAAATCCACGAAACTCAGCTTTGAGGGGTGTTACAAAGACCAAACCTCAAGTTGAGATTCTCGCCCAAGAAGCCATGGATAATCTAAAAAGAGGTAACGACGGAGATGCTGTTTATCATCCTATGTTCAAAGCATGGCGTGAAATTCAGCGTAACCCATCGTCGTTAAAGGACGTTCACGATAAATCAATAGTGGGTAATGGTTTATTTGTGTTTATCTCTTACGGAACGGTACAGGACATCGACGATAGGCAACAAATACTCAGTCTCGCTTACTTACTTATTAGTGACGCGTTACAATCGAATCCTAACGACCTGAACCTAATCCGCAATAGGCTTCTGATTATGCTTCAAGATCGGGAGGCGTTTCAATACACTGTTTCGTCAGCAACAAATAAAGGCGGAGGATTTGATTTTATGGGTCTATCTCAATTTGAAAGCCGTGACGCACTACTTTCAATGATTTATAGCGATTTATCCAAATCGGCCGCCTTCAGAAGTATTCCTATTCTAAATTCACAATTCATCGACCTTGAAAGAAAGATCGATAGCGGCTTTTTCGGTCAAAATAAAACTCGTTCAAGTGTAGCTGCCGAAGGACAGCATAATCATTCAAAGGTGTTTACATTCTTGTCTGATAAAGTATATGACAATGAGGATGTAGATTTCTAACTATGGCAAAGAAGCAAGAAGATAGATTCGTTACTCTGGATAATGGAGAAGTGGCAAAAGCCACTTTCCCTATTGTCGTATCCGCAAGCAGAAGCACGGATATTCCGGCGTTCTATGCTGATTGGTTCTTTCACAGGTTGGAAAAAGGCTATTCAGCATGGACTAATCCGTTCAATGGTGTTAAGAGCTATGTTGGCTATGCGGATACCAAGTTCATAGTATTTTGGTCGAAGAATCCTCGCCCATTGCTTAAGCATCTCGATGAACTTGAAAAGAGAGGGATTGGATGCTACATCCAATATACCATCAATGACTATGAGGCTGAAGGGCTGGAGAGAGGTGTACGTCCCCTTGCCGAACGAATCGAGACGTTCAAGCTGTTGGTTGAACGTCTTGGCAAAGGGGCCGTTGTCTGGAGATTTGACCCACTTATCCTTACCGATAAGATAGATATGGATAAACTATTATCCAAAATCGAAAAAATTGGAGACCAACTTAAAGGTTACACTGAAAAACTCGTTTTCAGTTTCGCCGACATCGTTTCATATCGGAAAGTAAAGTCAAATCTTGAACGGAGCCATATCAATTATATTGATTGGACTCCGGAGCAAATGCTTGAGGTTGCAGGTCGCCTTGTTGAACTAAACAAGCGAAAAGGTTGGAACTTTATCCTTGCTACCTGCGGTGAAGCAGCAAATCTTCCCGGAGTAGAACACAACCATTGCGTCGATGACAGACTAATGGTGCGTTTCGGCTCTCATTCGCCCGAATTATTGAAATTTCTTGGCGCTGAAGTTATCGACACCGCTCATTCAGATAATCTATTTGCCGAGATTGAGCCGGTCGATATTCCGGAAGATGCAGTAGAAATAAGCAACGGCAAATATATTGCCATTCGTCAAAATAATAGAGATAAGGGGCAGCGCATTGCATGTGGCTGTATGAAAAGCAAAGATATTGGAGAGTACAATACTTGTCCACATCTTTGTGAGTATTGCTATGCCAATTCAAGCAAAGAGGTTGCCGTTAGAAATTGGCAGCAACACAAGGCAAATCCCCTGCAAGACACTATAACAGGAAAATGATATGTATTCTGATATAATATCGAAATATAATCCTTTGACGATTGACGCTGTTATTGAAACTGCCAAATCGTTGGTACCTCCTGAATATCAAAGGTATCCCTATCCTTGGTCTCATCCGGAGGTAAACCACGGAGTCAGCCTTTTAAGAACTGATGACGGCTTAAACTGTTACATTGCCGCCTATGGCGAAAGCCACAAGCGCAAAGTATTTCGTGCTATTGAGGATTTACCATTTGCTGAACTTAGAGAATCTATTGAGGTAGTAGATTGGGGTTGCGGGCAAGGTCTCGCATCGGTATGCCTTGTTGAAAAGATGAAAGAGCGTAATCTTTTTCAAAACATTAAAAAGATTACGCTCATTGAACCGTCTACCGCCGCAATACACAGAGCTGAATTGAACGTTTCGTTAGCGGCTCCCGGGGTTCAAATCACAAAGAAGCAACTCGGGTTACCGCCGACAATGCCGCTGGACTTTGATTGTATATCCGATATTGAATACAAGAAGCCAATAACAATACACCTTTTTTCAAATATTCTCGACATCGAGACTATTGACTTGAAAAAACTTGCCGAGCTTATTACCTCCTCAGGTCATAAGCATTACGTATTGTGTATCGGTCCGGCAAATCGCAGAGAAGATCGTATAAATGCGTTTTGCCGTTACTTTCAACTCCCTTCCTCCGCATACTTTTCAAGTTATCGGAATACTGAGTTTTTCACGCGCACCGATTATAACAAATATACATTTGGCTGCTTTATTAAAGGATTCAAATATCGAGTTGATCAAGGGGAGCAAATCCTTATTCCATATCGCTTCTATGCGCCTAAACAATATTTTGCGGCATACAAGTCCGATATGTCTATCCTTGATGTCGCTCCGCTTGAAACGGCTTTTGAGGTGCTTGCACCATTCGATATTGGAGCAAACGTTTATGATGATGTAAACCCGATTCTTGCAGTACTTAACAATGTAGTGGAGCGTGGACTCCCGACAAAAGCAAGTCCGTGGCTTGAAAGTCTTTTATCAGATGTTCTTAACGCTGGAACTAAGGATGCTGATGAAGCGCAGTATGGCGGAATTCGTTACATTCCGAATAACGGCATAAGTAGCGAAGCCGCTCAGCTCGTTAAGGATGTGCCCTTGGCGGTTGCAAGAATTGAAAAAACAATTTTGGAAGCACTTCTCACCAATCATCTTTCACTTGATAAAGAAATTTGGAATGTATTGGTGAAAGAAGCAGATGTGCCATGCGCAGCTATCGCTTTGCATGAACTATCTGAAATGCTTAATCATTTAGCTTCGGCATCACACGATTTCTCTGATATGAAATTCCCGGAAGTCAATCTTTCGGTAATCAATTCTAAATATCCAGATTCAAGACTTCACCTCGGAGCAAACGTATATGCGGATTCATGCAAGCAACTTACCGACCAAACGTTTGACATTGTAATAGATTTTTCGCTCTACGAAAAATCAAATCCTCGTGAAGTCGAATTCTCTCAATTCAAGGCTGAAAATAATTGCTACTTTAACGTTCGAGCTTCCGAAAACATATACTCAGAGCGTTATATCTATACGACTGACCGCATAGTATATAAACCGCTGACGAAACTTAATCATCAAGGCACCCACGATAATATCGAAGAGAATGTTACACACCTTCGATATTTTATTCAGTTGCTTTTCAGAAAAGAAAACTTCCGTGAAGGTCAACTTCCGATAATATCTCGTGCATTACAGCTTAAAAGTGTTATTGGTCTTTTACCGACCGGCGGCGGTAAATCTCTCACGTATCAGATTGCCGCAATGCTTCAACCGGGCGTCACTATCATCATCGACCCTCTGATGTCGCTGATGAAAGACCAATACGACGGCCTTTTGAAAAATGGCATTGACTTCTGCACATTCATTAATTCTGCAGTACAGAATAAGGCTGAACGTGAGAATATGATGAAAGACTCCAGACTATTGTTTGTATTCCTTTCTCCTGAGCGACTTGCCATATTTAAGTTTAGAGAAAGCCTACGTGCAATGGCTGACAACCATGTCTATTTTTCTTATGGTATCATCGATGAAGTCCACTGTGTTTCTGAGTGGGGGCATGATTTTCGTTTTACCTATTTGCATTTGGGTAGAAATCTTTATAATTATGTTCTGCCAAAGCAAACTGAAGATGATACACGAAATCATGTTACGCTTGTCGGTTTGACGGCTACCGCATCATTTGATGTACTTGCCGACGTGGAACGTGAATTATCCGGTAATAATGCATTTCCACTTGATCCTGAAGCTACAGTACGATATGAAAATACGAACCGTCTTGAACTTCAGTATCGTATAGTCAAAGTAGATGACGATACTGCTCACGATAAATGGGATGTATATTCGGCAAAGAATATGACATGCCCAAAAATAGTTAAGGATGTATTCTTTTCTTCGCTCCAAGAATTACAGAAGCCGGAATCTATTGAGCGAATTAAGAAGCGCTTTATTGAACGAGAGAACATTGAACCCACATCCGACTTTGCTCAAAGTATTCTCAGTCGCGACATTCAAGTTGATGTAAACCCCGAATGGTACACAGACCCGAGCGACACATCATCAGCCATAATATTTTGTCCTCACCGCAGAGGTACATTAGGCGTTCACAATGGTTCTCGCATTGGTATTGCCGGACAAATTAAGGACTCGTTGAACATTCAACAAGTCAGCGAATTTGTTGGAGGCGATGATCCCTCCGCGCAGGACGATTTTATTCAAAATCGTACTAATATTATGGTCGCCACTAAAGCGTTTGGTATGGGCATAGATAAGCCTCATGTCAGATTTACGCTCAACGTAAATCATTCCGGCTCACTCGAAGCTTTCGTCCAGGAGGCCGGTCGTGCAGGACGTGATAGGAAAATGGCTCTTGCTGTCGTTCTTTATTCAGATCGTGTGTTTAATGAGCAAGACGAGTTTACACGTTTAATTGAGCCTGTCAAGGTTGACTTTGGCGTTCATAAATTCTTTTACGATGGCAACTTCCTCGGAGAAAACACAGAATGGATGGTAATGGACTATTTGATGAATCATCAAATGACTGTTACCGAAGATACCGATGAAGTTTCACGTCAAAATAAAACCGTAACCGGTTTCCTTTCCAAACTTAATCAAGCGTCGGAGGGAGAAGCCGTTGTGTCTTATATTTCGTACCGTTATCCATCAAGGGATTCTGAAACCCTTGACGGATATTTAAGACAGGCTCAACTGCGCACTATTACTCAACAGCCCCGTAATCCTAAGGAAAATACTGCGGCATTGCGCGATATAAACCAGGAGCAATATCAAGCGGCACTTATGAAAGCAATATATCGTATGTGTTGCATTGGCTTGATTGAAGATTTTACTCAGGACTACATCAATCAGGAGTTTCGTATCGTTACCCGTAAGAGGCCTGAGGGTTCTTATTACGAAGGGCTAAAGCAGTTTTTCATGCGCTACTACAACGAAACTCGTGCCAACGCTCAGATTGCGTATTGCAAGCGATATAATGGCTCTGAAATTGCTAATTGCTTGTACTTTCTTACGCAATTTATTTATAAGAAGATTGCCACTAAGAGGAAACAAGCAATACTCGACATTGAACAATTTTGTGAGGAAGCCACTTCGGAACCCCGTAACTGGCTTGACACAAACGAAGAATTGAAAGATACACTGTATTACTATTTCAATTCCAAATATGCTCGGCACGAGTATAAAGATGAAAACGGCAGGGATTTTTCTTTAGTAGATGATACACAATCTGGCCGTGAATGGTACTTTAATGGGCAATTTGCCGATAAAGATGACTCTCACGGTTTAGACTTCGAAAAATCAATTTTGGCTAAATATATGTCTATCGTCAACAGTGATGGTACATCCTCGCCTAAGGATAATATTAAACATCTTCGCGGTGCTGTCCGTCTCATTCGCCGAGGCATACTTTCACCAAATCCAACGCTCAGTTTACTTAATGTTTTTTGTTTGCTTTTCTTAAAAGCCGATGAAACTTCTGACTCATTGAAACAAGAAGTTGAGTCCTCATTTATTGAGGCTTACGAGGAACTGCGAAATAACCTCCCACAACAGGAGCTTAACAACTATTTCAACTACTATTTTGAGGCCCTGACAAAATATCATGTTACCGACAAAGTGCACATTGATAATTTCGGACTCCTTATTATGATGTGCGAAGCCGTAGGACATGCAGAATGGGCGCACAGATTCAAAGAACACTTCACAGCATAAAATAGTCAAGATATGACTCCACAAGAAATTCTCGCGAGCCTTTCACGACTCGAATCCGAACTTAATGAAGTCGCTTCCGCTCGACTTCTTGTTGAACAAACCGCCAATTCCTATAAGGAAGTACAAAAGGAACTCAGTTCTTTTGTCGGTGAATTTCAAATTGTTATCAATTCTTTAAATACGGTTGCCAAAGCGTTTGACAATGAGAACCAAACGCTATCCAATGACATCCAGAATTCCATCAAAGTGGTTAAAGGTCAACTCGATTCTTTAAACACTGCGTTCGCAAACCAATGCAACTCCATTATCCTTAAATTCATGGAGTCAATAAATTCTTCTGCTGACTCCTTTAAGGATAAAACTGAATCGCTTTTCAACACCTATGAGTCTCACAATAATGTGTTCAAAGATAGAATTGATGAACTCACCGCCGTTCACAATTCTCTGATAAAGGCGACAGAAACCATCCTTTCTCTGAAATCTGACGTTGCCAATCTTCAGCAACAACTTATTGATTCTCAGAAAGACCAGGATAAGACTCTCGAAAAAATCGCGACTGACCTTGAAAAGACCGGTACCGAACATGCAGAAATTCTCTCTCAGATAGCATCCGACTTAAAGACTTCTCAAGATTCACAAGATGTAGATCTTGCCAATCTCAAGGATGCAGTTGCCTCAAACGCAGGAAAGCTGGACAAAATCATTTCAGAAATCAGAGTGGTTGCTTCTGCTATCTCCGAAAAATCCACTTCTTTAGAAACAAGTATTTCCACACTTACTTCAATGTGTAAAACCAACCGGACATTGATTGTGGTAAATATTTTAATCACTCTTGTCGCGGTGGCCATTGTTTTGCTAAAGTAAATGGTGCTTACCTTCGCTGTTCATTAATTACGTCAAAATATTTTTCGACTACAATACCAAACGCGTTAATGATCTATTTATATATTTATATCGGCTGTTTTGCCCTTATGTCAATCATCTTCCTTGTTGCACGAGGAGACAGCGACTTTAAGTGGTGGCATAAAATATTAATGATTGTTTTGTCACCCTTGGTAATTGCTTTTGTCATTATTGCTTTTATATGCATTCTTCTGAAGCATATTAAAGAAAATGGCTTTAGACGATTTTGGCCACGAAGAAAGGGTAAGGCTTATCCACTTGATAAGGCTGACTTTAATTATTGGTCGAAAGACACCGTTTGTGACGGCGAAAAAGATAAAATGACACTCACAGAGTTTAATAAAAAATATAATAAAACTCTGACTCTCGACGATGTTTATGGTACAGGATATACTGAATCGATAACTCCCGAAGAATATTTGAAATGTGATTGCCAGATTCCAAATATATATGGACGCGAGGCTAATTTACCCAATTATCCTTACACAAAAGTAGCAGACGCTTTAGCGAAAGGAATAATCTCAGACAATTATTCTGAATTTTTCAAGTTATTATCGCCCAATCCCTATCTTATACTTACGAATAATTTAGAGATTAACGGTTGGGAAGAAGTTTCAGGATTTATTTCAAGGTATTTCAGCAATATTAAATCTAAAGATAATTCCTTTAGAGTTAATGTCGAGTGGAACGTATCACAGTGTCGTCCTGCCGTATATCTTCGATTTACTCAATACTTTCCCATAATTATTCTGTTTCATCTAAATCATGAAAGGGTATCAACAATAACTATTGCCCAAAAGTATTTGTCAAAGTTCAAGTCAGAACTATGCGATATTGAAAGTCCTGGTTTTTGCTGTCGTGCAATAATACCATATCTTGGAGAAAACGAAGAATCCAAGGAATACCAACTCTGTTGCCCCATTTGCGGTACTGATTCCGCCTTACTTGATTGGTACAGCTTTGCTATGCCGGAGGGTAAGTTTGGAAGAGCGGGACAACTATCAATTTGTCCTACTTGTGCCAAGGTCGTTCAGTTGAATCCTGAAAAGAATGTACCGTTAAATAGTATCATTCCAACTCCGTTTAATCCCCCTATTAGACCCAAACGTGAATTTGCAAACCCCGCATTAGTAGGAACTTTCACGTTTGAAACAAATGATGAACAAATGGACTTCTATTCCAATGAAGACCTACTCAATATCCTTAGGAAAAACCTTGAAGCTTATCACAACCATAACGACTTAGATAAGGGTAACGACGCTGCTATTATTTTAGCAAATCAGGGTCATACTAAGGATGCGATTTCGCTCTTTACCGAACTTTCGGAAAATGGTAATCAGTTATCAATGGTGAATTTGTTCTCAGTTCTTTGGGCCAATGAACAGGACTATACAAAAGCGACTGACTGGCTTCGTTATGTGGAAGGCTTTGATTATCCTTCTGTAAGATGCTTATGGAACTTATCAGTCATGTATTATTCAGGAGACCAATTGTCTCATAATGTACTTTCTAAAGACTTGACTCGTTCCAAATCTCTTTTGCAGAGAATTATTCAATTGGCTCAGATTTCCAATGATAATGATGATATGAAAATTGCAGAAAAAGCTAAACTTTTCCTTGAGCAATTCGATTTCATTAATCTATTCTCATTGAATGGAAAATCTATCCACGATATTATAACTAATAGTATTGTCAAAACAGAGACTATAAAGGACAAAGGAGAATTATTCTTCAGAGCAAAAAGTATTTCTCCGAAACCCGGACTTATACTTGGTGCTAAAATAGCATCTAATGACACTGACGATATAGGCGACGAAAGTAAATTCTATTTCTATAATAATCGTGGAGAGCAATTCGATTTCTCTCCGAGTCTGCTTAATGTCGAGCGCTCAGAACTCGGAGCTTGGCAAGTATACTTGATGCTTACTGCTCCAACTATAATGCCAGTGTTTTGGCATGGTGGATATATTTGCCGAACCTTTATTTTCGAGGTCGAAGACCTTGAAAAAATCACGGCTATTGAAGATTACGACTTCACTATATTGGCAATGGATGATATTCTTTTGCCTGTCGTTAATATGTCTCCAGACCGAAAATTTGCTGACGTATATTGTACATATTGGAATGATTGGGAGGGCCTAATTCGTGAGCATGTGCGTGTATTCTTCAACGAAGATGGTTCTGCCGAGGTTAGTACCGCAGATAAATTCGAGTATTACAAATACGATTGTGGCATATGCTTCTAATGTTGGAACTACATAAAACAAACTACTTAAACAATTCTATATATGATGAGATTAATCAATAATGGTGAACCCTATATCTATTCTCACCAATGTACCAATGGCGAGAAAATGGGAGACCCATTGACCGGCGAAAAGCTGAGGCAATTTTTAATTGAGACTCTATACGAGAGTTTCCGCCAGTGCAATTCTAACATAACCAAGATTAATGATTCATGGTCGATTGATGATGCTGATTCGCTCAAACAGAAACCTGACCTCATTTATCGAATGAGTGGTGCCTCATCCGACACTTGGCTATATGTTATGCCTAATTGTGACGACAAGAATTTGATTGATTTATCTTTCATCAATGAAAAGATAAACCACGAAAAATTAAGATTGCATGATATAATACCTGTTTTGGTAATCGGGAGTCTATGGTGTTTTGAAACCGACGGGACACATTATATTTGCGGAGGCTCCTATGCCGCAAAATACGATACTATTTCTCTTTTGCCACATGGGGACTTACCATTACCATTGCATCTAAGTCAGAGACAACTCGTCGAGAAAGTCGCTTTAAGTTGGCAAAATTTAGACGTAAATATTTTAGAGCCTTTTCTTGATAATGACTTTCATTATGCTTCTGATGCGGTATTTTATGAGATGTCAAGCAAGCGTGAATATGTTGATTATTTAAAAGGTAAATTTGAAACCTTGAAACGCGGTTCTAATCCCATTCACGTTCAAATGGGTCGCATGGAAAATTCAGATACTTTTGCATTGCTCCTCCATCAAGATGCTTACAATCAATCATTGCTTTTAACTGTCGAAGCAATCAATGGAAGAATCATATCTATGCGCATGAGCGAGTATCAATAAATATTGGATTTAATACTTCATGATATGCATCTCGACTCGTAATGAAGAGGTTTTACTTTATTCTTTTGATTGCTTTAGTTTCAGTAATGTGCTATGGTTACTTTTACCTGACAAATCGTCCTGAATATTTAGCATCTAAATCAGAATACATCCCAACATTTTTTTCTCTGCCTAAAGAAGATTTTACGAACCTCGGAAACCAGTTCTGTATTGACGAACTACATTCTCAGGGTCGGGAATTTGAAGACTTTGGCTCTGCTCATTATGTCCTTAGAATTTCTGAGCTACACCCAAATATTAGAGAAGTCATGATGAAAAATCCAAATACGATACGAACTGATTCGTCTTTGATTTTGACTGTTAGACGAGGAAATATTATTGGCACTTTTGAATTGAAACATAATTCTTGTAAAGCTACTGCTAATTACGAACAGATATATTTTGATTGATTAAGAAAGTTGCGGCACCGCCGCCGCGCTTTCGTGAATCGAGCCTAAAGTCTCGACCGTAAGGCTTCAATCGCTAACTCATTCAACGGACTTCGGCACCACTTTATCGTGGATCCGGGGTCCGTTTTTATTTATTACTGTCCGCTAAACTTTTTTAGAATCTAAAAAAATAGGGCTGGCACCTATTGCAGGAGTCAGCCCTAAATGGTTACTTTGCTTTTGCGACAAAACATAGATAACCATGGGCAAAAATAGTAATTTCTTCGGACAGCCGATATATGGTCAGCTAATAAAATCACTTGACCGCGAAAAAATTGTTGGAATCAGCCGAAAACACGGCGGAGAGAAGTATGTAAAGAGCTTTGATGGTTATACGCATCTGCTCACGATGCTATATGCCGTAATCCAGCGCTTCGACTCATTGCGTGAGATAGAGACATCTATGACTGCCGAGGTACGTAAACTCCGTCATGTCGGATTAGAAACCGTGCCCAGACGCAGTACCCTTTCGGACGCAAACGCCAGACGGTCAGAAAAGTTCTTTGAAGAAGTCTATCGCGACCTGTATGCCGCCAATAAAGACATTCTTTCCTCGGACAGCCGACGCAATGGCACGGAAGAGTGGATAAAGCAGCTTAGAATCATTGATTCCACAACCATCACGCTGTTCTCCAATGCTATTTTCAAGGGAGTTGGGCGGCATCCTAAGACAGGAAAGAAGAAAGGCGGCATCAAGGTACACTCTGTAATACACGCCAACGAGGGCGTTCCCTGCGATGTGCAGTTCACTTCGGCGGCAACAAACGATTCGTTTATGCTTGCTCCGTGTCATTACAGCCACAATGATATAGTAGCACTTGACCGTGCATATATCAACTATGCCAAATTTGAGGAACTGACAGACAGAGGTGTGGTATATGTCACCAAGATGAAGAAAAACCTCAGTTACGAGGTTCTTGTGGACTGCATGCATCAGAATCCCCAGGGCCTGATGGAGTACCGAGAGCAGGTGGTGGTGTTCCGTAAAGACGGCATCAACCACATTGCCAGGATAATAACATACGTTGATATTAAGAAGGGCAAGAAGCCTAAGCTTATATCACTTCTGACCAATGACTTCGACATGCCTCTGGAGACAATCGTGGCGATATACCGCCGCCGGTGGCAGATTGAGTCGCTTTTCAAGCAGATAAAGCAAAACTTCCCTCTGAGATACTTCTACGGCGAAAGCGCCAATGCCATAAAGATCCAGATATGGGTAACTCTCATAGCAAATCTACTGCTCTCGGTCTTACAAAGCTCCTTGCAAAGGCGTTGGAGCTTCTCGGGACTGGCTACAATCGTTAGAATCGTTCTGATGTATTACCTGAATCTCGAAAAGTTCCTCAACCAGCCCGATGCAGACCTGAAAATAATGCTTGCTGAAGAATCTGAATCGCCGCCCGACGATACTGAAAACTGCTGAGGGGGCTTATCTTATACATAAAATAAGCCCAACTTCTGCCATTCAAGAAGTTGGACTCGACTTTTTATGGTTTAGCGGACAGTAATAGTTTTTATTTGGCATGGCACTTCTGCAGGTGGTTTTCGCGCGGTCAAGGTCTTTTCCAGTGTTCATCCTCTCGCCCCGGTGGGTCGGGCTACCCACGAATTGAAGCAGAAGTGTTCCGGCTGCATGGTGACTGCGGCCACATTGTTTTATGCTCCCTTCGGCAGTTGGCTTCGATGATTTCAAGATGCTCTCTCCATCGAGGCGATAACCTCACGGGGAAGATTGTATGAGAACGCCGTCGGAGTACCGCTCCACGGCAACGGCATAGCCCTGCGGGTTACGAGTGACATAATTTTGAGCAAGCGCGTTTTGCAAGGAACTTTACTGATGCTGAAAGCACGGAGGCACGATATGATATTTCACTACCGCGAAGGTAGGGCTGTCCGCGCATCTGCGCCTGGGGGCTTGACCCTCCGGGCTTGCAATCAACATTTCATAAATTCTTCACCCTCCAGGACCCAAGAATTTACCGCCAAGGCTTGAAATAACATTTGCAATCACGCTTTCACAGCTCTCCCTGATTTTGCGGTGTAAAAATCAAACGCGCTCCGGCGCACAGTAAAAACCCTCTTAAACTTCAAAATCATGACCCACGTAATGAACTATACCGCAGCCGCTTCTCTCAACTCCAACAACAACCTCATGGAGTATATGATCGAGGTTATCACCTTCGACGGCGAGAGCGAAATCGTCTATGTCGAAGCCAACAGCGCCGAGGAAGCTCAGGCTAAGGCCGCAGCCGAAGTCCCCGATGCAGACTACACGATGGTTCAAGGTTCTTGGGTAGCATAACCCGACCTCCCCGAAGCAAGAGGGGCTTCCACTTGGAAGCCTTTTTTGCGCTTCTATCGCCCATTGAATTGCCTCGTTGGTCTATCGGCACTCCGGCACCGCCTCTATGCCGAGGACGCGGTCTGGCCCTGCGCAATCGTTGTGCTCCGGGCAGGTTCCTGTCGGACATCCGAGCAGTCCGCGTCAGCTCCACCGGCGACAGTTCTCCGCAAGATGATCAGGGCATTTCAACCCATTGTTTCGGGAGGGTCTGTATTGTCTTTCGTCAGCAGATGCGGAGTGGTTTTGTCGTCAAACTCCACTCAGTCCTCGCTGTCGCACCAACGATTAAGGAGTCGGCACATCGCGTCCGTTGTCGGCAAGTTCCAATGACGGTTTTGTGTCAGACGGTGTTCATCGTCGTTCATTCGGTCTGACTTCCGGGAGCGACGGCCACCGCCACCGCTCCCTCGACCTACGGAGTTCTGATGCTTCGGGGTCGCTCTGCACCGTGCTTTGAGCGCATGTAATCGGCGCACCCGCTCTTGGGTTGGCTGTCGCCCTGCTGCGCGGTCATCCGCTTTCTCGCCGTCCTTGCCACACCCTTGAAAGACGAACCGCCTCACTTGCTGCCCCGATGAGTGCGGAGTGCTTGCCGGCTCTCTCCGACGGGGCGGTTTGGCAGATGTTCCCTGCGGTTAGTTTCCTTTGCCTTGAAGTCTTGGGGGAGTGAGTCGCGGCTTATTTTTCCTGTCGCAAAGGTAGGACTGACCGTTCATCGCAAAACGAGCCTCCGGATTCGCTAACGCGCATTCTCGGCTGCACTCGGCATAGTCAAGCGAGCTTGCCTCTGCTCTCATTTGCACGAGAATTGTCTGCATAAATTTTTATCAATCTCCACCTTACAGGTAGTATTGACCGGCCACGGCCTTAAAATTTTACTTGAAATTTTTGCTTTTCCATCACTTCCTCAGTTCTCCCAATTATTGCAACGTAAAAATTAAGAGCCTCGGCTCACATCTCAAACCCCAAAACTTCAAAATCATGGCAAAGAAAACTAAAAAATCCGCAGAAAACATCGCAGCTCAAACCGCAGCTCCCGCCGTCGAGACTACTCCGGCAATCACTCCCAAGCTCATCGTGGCTCAGCGCAAGTTCGACCGCTGGTACGTCTACTTCAAGGGCGTGGCTCCCAAGGACAACGTGGGATGCGGCTGCAAGACAGCAAAGAGCGCGATGCGCTACATGCACCTGCTCAAAGCACGATACGGAGCGACTATCTCCCAAAACATCTACGAACGCCTCCAGTTCGAGGCAGCGAGGGAGGCGTAAGCCTCTCTCGCTTTCTCCCGAAAGTCAAACCTCATAATCTCACGACGATGAAAGAATATATTTGCTACACAAAACAAGGTCATTGGACCTTCTACGCCGACAACGACATTGACGCGATGCGCCTGGCCCTTTTCTACTGTTGGCGCGACGGCGAGGACTTCGATAGAGTGGAGTTAGGCAAATACTCCAAAACCTATACTCTCCGCATCTGTCAGATTGACGAAAGAAACTCAATACAAACCCTTTAATACCCGAAACAATGAACCAGTTTGAAATGCCTTATCTGTTCATCTTCTCCAACGAAGAACTTTGCCGCCTGTGGAGCGCCTACCGCCAAATCGCTCGCGTAATCCGCGAGAATCAGGAACGCACCCACATCGCGATCCTCGAAGACGAGGTGCGCTCCGGGGCGCACTTCCGCGCCAAGGTCATCGTCGAAGAATGCCGCCGACGCGAACAAGCCGGTCGCGGCTGCTTCGAGTTCAACGAGGACAACGATACGTTCATAATGTGGGAATAACATCCCACATTATTCGCATCGAGGCTGACCCTCCGGGGTCGGCCTCTCTTTCTATGCTCGCTATCGCTTATACCTACGGTGGTGGGGCACGATCGGCACCGCCTCCCTTATACCTTGCAGGTGGCCGACACGTTCCGTCGATGACTTCACTCATACCTCCGGTGGTACACCGCTCCCGATGGTCGCTATTACCTTGCAGGTGGCTGTCTTTTCTGCGGTCATACCACAAAGGTAACTTTGTGGCATGGCTCATCGAATTATATATAAGCCTCAGGGCATTATACTTTCTTCGGCTATCGACAATATCGGTGTCGATGTCGATGGCTCGTATGTGGACGTGACGCTGACCGCTCCCGGCGGCATCGCAGTCCTGACGGAGCGTTACTATGCTTACGCAGGGCAGGTAACGCTCTATGACCTCGCTTCTCTCATCGAGGCAGAGATGCGCTCGTCGGGTTATTCAACCGCTGACTTCACGCTCTCTGTATTCACCGATAATCCCGGTAACAAGGGCGATTCATGTGTGCTCCACGTCATGTACTGCGACCGATTTTCGGTCTGTACCGACGTGCCGAAATTCCTCAAAGAGAATTTTCTGACTACTCTCTCCATGCGCCGTGTCGCCCCCGGCTCCACGGTGTCGCTTTTCTTCTACGCCGAAAAGAACGAGAGTGTCGCTTACACCATCGCCCACACGTTCCGAAAGACCGGCTCCGATGCCGTCTATCGTCATTCCTATACCGTTGACAGCGGCAAGACTGCCGCTTCGTCAGGTGTCGTTCAGCTCAATATCTCGCTGAACTCCATCGCGGCTGACGCAGCTTCTTTCGCCACCGCAAGGCTCGGCGAAATCTCGCTGCTGACATTCACTGTCTGTTGCGGTCAGCGGTCAATCTCAGTTTTCGTTGACCCCATTCTCAGCGACCGCAACACGTTCATGTTCCGCAACTGCTTCAACGTGTGGGACACGGCAACTTTGCCTGTCGTTACCAAGGCAAAGACCGATGTCGAACGCTCTACCGCCATTATTAACGGCAAGTCTCGCTTCTACAACCAGTCCACGGCAAAGACTTTCGAGGTCGAGGCCGGACCACTCACTTCTGACGAAGCGGAGTGGATCGACCAACTCTTTTCGTCATACAAGGTATTCCGAATCGAGCCTAACGAGATCGATAGTTACGACCCTCTCATTCTTACGCCGGTTCTCATCACCGACTGCACCTGCGAGGTTCAGGACGGCGACGAGAAAATTAACACGGTCAAGTTCACGTGGCGATACGAAGACAACCGCCCGATGGTTCGTTTGTCCGCATCCCCTGGCATATTCTCAACCCCATACAACATAGTCTATTCGTAACCAATGGCTCACTCGATACACATATCTACCGCTCGCACAATGCTCAACAGCGGCGACCCTGTCGATATTTCCGTATGGAAATCCGACGGCTCTATCCTTGAACTCCGTAACTGCATCTCTTTGCGATACAGTTTCTACGGAGGCTGGAGGAGCGTAAAGATACTTTCCTCCGGCGAGTGCCGCAAAATTCGCGACTGTTGCATCTTCCGTGTCAACGACCTTGAAGTTTTCCTTTAACGCTCAATCCATTTCGCTATGACTGATATAGACTTTCTCAATTTTAACTCCGTTGAGAACGTGCCCGGCTATGAAGCCCGTGTAGCGTTCACCGTCAACTCGGCCACAATCTTCCGTGAGGAAGTCGACATTGTGCCTACCATCGTTGACAAAAATATCTCTTATATCCCGTGGGGCGGCGACAACCAAATGCCGTTCAAAATCATCGAGCACATCGAGAAGGACGAAACCCTCGCCACTTGTCAGATATTCAACGCCGAGGTCTGCTATGGCTCCGGCTTGCGGTATGATACCTGCGTCGCCTCCGCCAAGGTCAAGAATGAAGTCGAGGATTTCCTTCTCGACAACGACCTTGCGGCTTATTTTCTCGGCGTCAGTCAGGACTTCAAGCACTTCGGCTTCGCCGTGTCTGTGCTTATCCTCAATGAAGACGGCACGAAAATCGTGTGCCTTCTGAGGAAAGAAGCCTGTTACTGCCGTTTTGCCCCGGCTGACGCAGAGGGCAAAATACCCTCGGTTCTATATGCCAACTGGCGTAAGTGCGTCTCGTCGCGGGCCGATATTGAGGTCATTGACCTTCTCGACCCGTCCGCGCCTTGGCGAGATCTGCAAAGCAAGCTCGCCAAGAAAACACGTTGCCGAAAGTTCGCCATCGTGTCGCGCATCCCGACGGTAGACTCCACTTATTACCCCATACCTTACTACGCTGCGCTCTTTAAGGGTAAGTGGTATAACATCAAGCAGCTTATCGGAATTGCCAAAGAAGCGAAGCTCCGCAATTCCGCTCCCATCAAATACCATATCGAGGTCGGTGCGAAATACTGGGAGTCAATATTCCGTGCCGAGGGCATCACCGACCGCCGCAAGCAACAGGAACGCATCGTCGCCGAGAAACAGCAGATTCTCGACTTCCTCACCGGTGCCGAGAACAGCGGCAAAGCCTGGTTCTCGACTTTCTACGTCACGCCAGACGGCAAAGAGCAGCATGATGTTGTCATCAACAAGATTGATGACAGCAAGGAGGGCGGCGACTGGGAGACCGACATTCAGGAAGCAATCAACATGATATGCTTTACTATGCGTGTGCATAGCAATCTTGTCGGCTCCGTGCCGGGCAAGGCGCAGTCTAACAACAGCGGCTCTGATAAGCGCGAGCTTTACACCATAGCCCAAGCCCTCCAAAAGCCGTATCACGACCTGCTCTTTACCGTCCACCGTATCATAATCCGGATGAACGGATGGGAGAACGTCACGGTAGACGTGCCGTTCATTCAGCTTACCACATTAGACGAACATAAAGACGCCAAACAAGTTACCGCCAATGAAACTGATAACAACTGACGAGCAGTTGCGCTCTCATCTTCCCAACATCATCGCCTCTGTCAAGGGCGAAGTGCCCTTTATCGAAAGGCTCGCGCTCTTTCTCGACCTCGCCGAGGACTGGGTCAGAACTACTTTCACGAGTGAAAGCACGTTTAACACCATCTGCGGCTATACTGACAGCAACAATATCAAGATATTGTGCTCGCGGCTCGTTGTTGCCGACGCTCTGCGCCGGGCAATTCCCTCGCTCGACATTGTGCTTACGCCCAATGGTTTCGGTGTTGTAAACACCTCAAACCTCGCTCCGGCATCGAAGCCTCGTGTCGATAGGCTTGTCGGGTCTATGCTCGCCCATCGCGACGATTGCATCGCCGCTCTCTTGCCCGAAATTGTCGGAGCAAGCAAATGGCTCGCTTCCGACCGGGCAGACTTCTTCGGCGCAACACTTTTCCCTGACCTCGGCATCTGCGATGCTGTCGTGGGAGCCTCCGGCTCCCGTTGGGAAAAGTATCTGGAACTCCGATCACAGGTCATAGACCTTGAAGCGTCGTTGGCCGAAGAATGGTTTTCGCCGGAGTTAATGTCAGCACTCCGCTCCGAAAATCTGCGCGGAGATCTGACCGGGAAGCGGAGTGAGATTGTTAAGCAGGTAAAAGCGCAGGTCGTGGGCTACCTTCGGTCGGGGTCGTTCAACTCGCGTAGGCTCGCGGATATTGTGAATTATATCCGGCTGAACCCCGAATCTTTCAGCGAATGGCATAAATCGGAAACCGCGAAGTTGTTTGCCCCGCCGGTGTTCAGGAACGAAAAGAAAGCCTCCGGCTATTTCTTTTAGCGGTGTCGGTTCATTTCAGCAGTCGGAGAGGCGAAGCCGCAAGGGGCATTTGTCGGACATACCGAATTGGAGTTATGGCACGGAGCACTGATTTTCCTTTGCAAAGTTAGGTCGCCAACTCACCGCTCACTAAATACAGGTGTGCGCTCCGCGTTTCCTCGGTTTTCGGTGCCCTGCAAACACGAGATAAATATTTGTTCGGGTTCAAACAGCTTCCCACTTGATTGCACGTAAAATCTAAAGTGCTTCGGCACATAACTCTTAAATCAATTCGATATGATACTTCCCGACAAACGACCCGTTGAGCGCGACTTCGCCAACCTCACCGACTACTCGCAGACATGCCCCGACGGTGCAAGAAAGTTCTTCGCTTTCATTCATTTCACCGATGAATCGACCTGCCTTTTCGCAAACATCTTCACGTTCAGCAGAACATTCGCCACGATGCTCGTAATGGAAAAATTCTGCGACTGCCTCGAATACATCAGCAGCATAAATATCCACGAATCGGAATATTGAACGACCCGACCCACCTTCGGCGGCTCCCACATCGGGAGCCGTCGTTGCTGTCTTTTACACGGTCTGCGCATTACCGTACTTTTGCACAGTACGATAATACTCATACCTCTATGCAGACAATCTCAATCAACTTCATCGTGCCGCAGGGCTGGCACGAGCTTTCCGATAAACAGCTCCGCTACGTTTATCTGCTACTCGCCAACGAGTTCGCGACCGACGAGGTCAAGACCCTTTGCTTGCTTCAGTGGAGCGGCACAAAGGTTATCGGTCGCCAAGACAGCGGAGCTTACCTTCTCAAAAAAGGAAAGATCCTTTTTGAGGTTACGCCCCTGACCCTCGCCGAGCTGCTGCCGCATCTCGAATGGCTCGGCTCTCTGCCGACCGTGCCAGTGCGCATCTCCAAAATCAACCGCCAACACGCTCTCCCGGCTGACTTCTCCGAAGTGCCGTTTGAGACGTTCATTATCTGCGATAACCTATATCAAGGTTATCTCCAGACGCAGAATGATGAACTGCTTGACCAACTCGGCGCTACGCTCTATGGCAAGTCTATGACTTTCAAGCCATACGAGCGCATCAACATCTTCTACTGGTTCGCCGCGCTCAAAGATACCTTCTCGCGCAAGTTCCCGGATTTCTTTCAGCCGATAGATGCCGCCACCGGCGGCAACCTTCTCGGCTCGTCAGCTTCATCGGTCGAGGACGCGATGAACGCTCAAATCCGTGCGCTCACCAAGGGCGATGTTACCAAGGAGGCCGAAGTTCTCGCTCTCGATACGCACCGCGCCCTCACGGAGCTTAACGCCCAGGCGAGAGAGTACAAGGAGTTAAACGCCAAAACCGCCTCCAAATGACAGCGCAACTGAATGGTCGTTGGGACGCATCGAAGTTCTTTGAACATCTTTGCGCCACCAACCGCCTCGCCCGGAAAGAAGGTTTTACCTTCTGCCGTGTGTCGGGGCTTGACGGCTTCGAGGAAGCTGTCAACGAGGCGCAGACCCAAACCGCCTTCGTCTGCGTCAGCGATATAGCCGACGGCTATACCGAATTGAACAATACGCCGCGCACTCGCCGCATCAAAACGGTGTTTTTCGCTATGCGCCACGCCGCCGAAGATATGACAGCTCGCGCCGAGTGCATGGAAATCATGCGCGAATTGTTCCGGCAATTCATGTCGCGGCTTCTCCCTGAAAAGGTCAGGTTAGAGCAGAACTGCATATACCTTGACCCAAGAATATCGTTCAACGAGATTGACCGATATTTTTTCAACGGGGCCGCAGGGGCTTATTTCCAAATCGCCGTCGATGTGTTCACGGATTTAAGATACAATCCTGATGAGTGGAGCGAATGATAAGGAGCAGCTTGAAGCCCGACGTAAATACGTCCGTGCGTTCAACAGCACAATGGTAAAGATATGGCGCGAGCAAATCTCGCTCCTTGGTGTCGTTGACACAGGAGCGCTTTACCGCTCAACCGTCGGTGTGTCGCTGACTGCCGACGGCAAGTTCATCGACATAACGCTCTCGCAAGCGTTCAACACCTACGGTCTGTTCGTTGACTATGGCACGGGGCGCAATACTCCGCGAGGAAACCCCGGCGACATTGGCAAAGCCAACGGTCGCAAACGCAAGCGTTGGTTCTCTCGCAAGTATTTCGCTTCGGTTATGAACATTCAGGAGTTCTACGCAGACTCCCTTGGCCAGGAGTTCTGCCGTGCCATATCCAACGCTCTCAATCCCGACATCATGCGCCGGGCTGTAACTTTATAGCCGTTTCGATTGTTATAAATATACACTAACGAAGCCTCTGGACTACTCAATAGGCAGACATACGAGGAAAGGCATATTTGAAGAAGGAGCCTAAAATTGCAAGATTTTAGACTTTCCCTGCGAAAATGTGGAAGCCTTTCCTCTTTTTTATGCCCTCGCTATGAGTCATTTCTTGATTTTAAGATAAGCATAGAGAAGCCAATCTCTGAACAAGTCGAGATTTACTTCTCCCATACAGGCCCAATGCTCGTATCGGTTTAAGAACAAACCGATAAGCGACCTTGGCACATGATATTTCTCGGCAATATCATCAAAATGATTGCCGACTTCATGCCGGAACATCTTTGCGTTTTCATAACTCGTCGAAAGTTGTTCAACCCAACAACTTTCGTAGTACCATTTCATTTGATCTTCTGTTCCTTCATAAGGGTTCACTTGCTCACCCTTATAATAACGGCACATCGGAATCAATTTTTTCTTGCGACGTTCAAATCTGCGCTGAAAATTTGTCGGCCTCGATTCATAGGTTCTAAAGAACCATTTGACAAATTCTTCGGCCTCACTGTATGCGCCGCCCCAATGCCTCCATCTGTTATACAACAGGGCAATCAGAGTTCGGGGCGTCAATGAATCAGCAAACTTTGATAAAATCCCCAGTCGGGTCATTTCATCAATCTCCATATCCCAATTATCTTGATACATACGCTCAACCCAAAGTTGCTCGTAATGCCAAAATGGGGCAGGGTTTTCAACCGTAAAGGTTTCAAACTTCTTTTCGGGAAATTCCTTCTCGCCGTCATAAAACCGGCATCGAAGTATTCTGCTGTGTTCATCTTCCTGTTTCATACCACAAAATTACGAAATTTTTCTGTCTTTTCAGACGCTGAACCATAGCCATAACTTTGCTGTATAAATCAGCATCGCTATGGCTATCGACGTTAAATCCATCACTCAACTCATATCCGAGTTCCGCAAGTTGCAGACCAAAGACTCCATCACGCCGGAGTCATTGGGTTACATTCTGCAACGCCTTGCCGACCTGCTCGCTACCGCCGGTACCTCGGAGACGGTCAACAGCATTCAGACCTTGCTCAACGGCTTCAAGGCCGCAGGTCAGGCGGTCGTGTCGCTCCAACAGGGCGCGGCCGACCGCAATAATATCCTTGCCAACATCAAGACCGTTGACCTCGGCAACGGCTCTATCGGCAATGCCACAAACCATCTTTTCATACAACAGGCGACTACCGAACGAGCCGGGGCAATGCGGGCGCAACAGGTTACTGACCTTAACAACGCCCGACGTGCCGTCGCCGATATTCAAAAAATTCTCGAAACGGTTCAAGCCAAACTCGGCTTGACCGAGGGGAACAAGGGCTTGTATAACAGCGCCCAAATCCAAGTAACAGTCCAGGCAGGAAAACTTCGGATGTTGGGTGCGCAGCAGCTCATAGCCGACGGTTACGTTCCTTACCTTTTCCGGCTCACGCGCAAGCGCAACCAGTGGGGCGACAAAGTTGCACTCGAAGCCGGTGCCCAGCAGAAGAAATATTGTGCCGTCCGCAAAGGATGGAACCTTTACGGCTCTGTCTATTCCATATCCATCGCCTCGGACAACATAATCTCCTTCTCCACAAATCCGCACTCGCATCAGAGTCAGAAAGCCATCGGATATTCCTCGGCTCCTGACACGCTCGTTACGAGCTTCACCCGCAAGGACGGCACACCGACCTTCGGGTGGGGGCGCTCGTCGGTCAAACTCGTTGACCGCAAGAGCACCGCCAAGAAGCACCGCATGATCAGACTGCGCTTCGCTATCGGATTCGCCAAGAAAATCATGCCGGGCCGCTCGCTCATTACCACGGCAAACCTCGTAAGCTCGCTCGCCGAGTTCTCGCTTATCTACAATCCATCCACCAAGTCATGGCACTTCGGGAAGTAAACCCTAAACATTTCGTGCCAGTGAGCGCAGAGCGGAGCTTGCTCCGGCTATGCCGAGCGCAGCCGAAATCGATGGAGCGTAGCTCCATAAAAAAGATAGCCCTTGCGGTAAAGACCGCAAGGGGAATGCTATCCATTAAACTTCTTCCTGATAGCCCGACAGAAATCGCGGGGAGTGCTATCACACATACTTCGACACAGATAGCCCAAAAGGGAAATGCTATCCCGCATCTGACAGAGGTACACGGTTCACTTAGCTTGGTTTCACATCGTCGAGAGGTATCCGGTTTATATGAGCTTGTTTTTACTTGGTTGCAGAGGTATTCGGGTACATTAGCTTGGCTTTACATTCGTTGAGAGGTGTCCGGTTTTGGTAGCGTGAAATAAACTTGTCTTTCAACGCAAAGTTACAAATAATTCTCCACATACACAACAGTTTAACTCACATTTTATATGGAAATTCGCAAACACTCATCGTCCTCTGGACGCTTGCCAGGCAAGAAACCAACTGTTCAGTTGCTTGCCGCCGTCCTCCTGATTGTCGTTGGCTGCGGTCTGCTCATTGCCGGATTTTGTGTGCCGCCCCCCGGCGAAATCCATAATTCTGTCCTTGTCGCCTTCGGCGAGATTCTGACTTTCGCGGGGGCAGTGTTCGGCATGAAGTATCACTATCAGTACGGGCACCGCCCGTCCGATAGCCAAAATCAATCTCATAATCCACAAGAACATGACAACCATTAAGAAAGGAAGCAGGGGCGACGCGGTCGCAACCCTGCAACGGAAGCTCAACCTTATCGCAGACGGCATTTTTGGCGCGATCACCGACGAGGCGGTGCGCGACTTCCAAAAATCCCACGGTCTCGCTGTCGATGGCATAGTCGGTCCGAAGACCTGGGCGGCTCTGGGCATCGGTTCGTTACCGAACACTCGCCGCATCGACAAGATAATCCTCCATTGCTCGGCTACGCCGGAGGGGAAGGATTTTACTGTCGAGCAAATCCGCCAGTGGCATCTTGCCCGCGGCTTCTCCGACATAGGCTATCACATCGTCATCTACCGCGACGGCTCTATCCACAAGGGCAGACCCATCGAGCAGGTCGGTGCGCACACTACGGGGCAGAACGCTCACTCTATCGGTATCTGCCTGATAGGTGGCTGTGCCGCAGACGGTAAAACGCCGAAGGACACTCGCACCGAAGCGCAGAAGGCCGCGCTTATCAAACTCGTTGCCGAGTTAAAGGCGAGCTATCCGTCGGCATCCGTCCACGGACACAACGAGTTCGCTGCCAAGGCTTGCCCTTCGTTCAACGTCCAAAAAGAGCCGGAGCTATGCGGTCGCTGATTCTTCTCCTTGCGCTGGCACTCATAACCTCGTGCCGCTCCCACAAGGAACTGCAACAGGATAAATCCCTCGCAGTCGATTCAGTCGCCCGGTCGGAGCATCACCGCACAATCGCCACGATTGACTCACTGATGCGCTCTACATCTTTCGACTTCGACACCCTCGAAGTCCAAGTAGAGCGTCCGACGGCATACGCCGAGAAGCCGGAGGTTATTCGGCTGAAAGCCACAAAGGGGCGCGTCATAGATCAGCGGCGTGTTCAGAGAAATCAAGTCGAAGCCTACAATCAGCTCGATACGGTAGCGTATAAGAAATCCGCTGCCGAGGCTTCGACGGAACACACCGCCACAACGCGCCTCTATAATCCGCCTAACGGCACGGCAGTAGCCATCATCACAATACTTGTGATAGGCTGCCTAATCTACGTTTTCTATCGAAAACGCTGACATTCAACACGCGCAGAGTAGAAGTTTTTTCATAAGTTGCAAGGCGAGTTGCCCGTGAGGGTAGCTCGTTTTGTTTGTACGTTCATCTTTTCAGACCCGCCCGGCTGGTGGCGAATGTCGGCCATACTGACCTCAATACGTTCTCCGTTTGCTGCCTACATCCTTCCAAGTCCGAGCATCGTTGGTCGTAGGTTATGCCTTGCTCCACTTACGACTAACGACCGCTTCGGTTTTCGGGGCGATAGAGTGACATACCTTTCCGCTCACGTCCCTTCCTCCACAAGCCCCGCAGGGCAGTTCCGTCAGGGTCATTCCGAGCCTCCGTAAACTCCCGGCTCTCCATTCGTGGCTCCCAAGGCATTCACACTATCTTTGACGGCTACGTTCTCGCTTTCCGCCGACACCACTCCTTCGTCGTGGTGTTGGCCCGCTTCACTCCGCAGTCAACCCGAAACCTCCGCTTGCTTTTCCGACACGTAAGGACAGGCATCTGCGCTCCGTCCTCCAATCGGCACACTGCCGCTATTCGCCACCATCCTCCCACCCGAAAGAGGACTGATGAACGCACGGTGTTTTAGCCGGTGGCACTATGTTACACGCCCCGATGGGGCAGAGAGGATTTATCGCCGTGAGCGGAATATCGTCGGCTTATGTTTCGGCCCCACCCGGAATGTGGCTCTCGCAATGGCATTTGACCGCTCATTACGTCGGTCGCTTGCATCCCAATACATTGTCTGCTCCGAGCATCTTTGTTCACGGCTGCGCTTCTCTCCGCTGTGAATAAAGACCGCTTCGGCCTTCCGGGGCGATAGATTGCTCCCGCCGGTCTCTCCATCCCTCCGTGACTTCCCTCGCTCGCTGCGGGTTCACTACGGGGTCGCTCCCTTTGGTTACAAACTATCTTTGCCGATTCCACTCCGCTTGCCTCACCGACACCTCCGGCGAGCCTACGGTGTCGGTGCGCTACGTTACATTGTCAACCCGGAAACCTCCGCTTGCTTTTCCGAGCCGCCAACGCCGGGCTGCTGCGTTCCCTCCTTCAATCGCACGGATGCCACACTTCAAGCCACGTTCCTCCCACCCATAGAGGATGAAGCCGCCGACATTCTGACGCACACGGCTACCTTCGTCTATCGTCTGCGACGCCGCGCTACGCTTATATCACGCCCAAGGGCAGAGAGGATTATACGACGCCGGCCGATGTCAAGGGCAATGTTATCGACCCTACCCGGAATGTGGAGATTGCCGTCTTAACGAACACTCCCTCCGTCAGTCATTTGCGTCCCCAGTCATCGCCGACCCCGAGCATCTTTGTTCACGGCTGCGCTTCTCTCCGCTGTGAATAAAGAACGCTTCGGCCTTCGGGTCGATAGATTGCGCCCTCCGGCTTGCCCTCCGCTTTCCCCCGACACCGCTCCTTCGTCACGGTGTCGGGCGCGTATGTCTGCACCTATGGTTACAAACTATCTTTGACGGCTACACTCTCGCTATCCCCGACACCTCCGGCAAGCCTACGGTGTCAGCCCGCTTCCGTTCCGCTGTCAACCCGAAACCTCCGCTTGCTTTTCCGGCTCGTCGATGCCGTGCCGCTGCTCTCCATCCTCCGGTCGGCGCGAGCCGCCAATCTCCACGTTCCTCCCACCCATAGAGGATGTTGCCCTTGCCATTCAGTCCGTCGGCTTCCCTCATTCATCGTCTGCGACGCATAACCCCACGCCTCCTTCGTCGGCTCCCCAGGCCCCGATGGGCGATACGCCGATGCACTCACTACACTTCGGCAGACGGCCAACCGCTTATATCAACTTCGAGTGGCCTCCGGCTCACGGCGCGGAGGGGTCGGCTAACTCTCAAACCGCAAGCGGATTAAGAGATAGCCTGTCGGTGGACTGCGTCAACCGACACCCCTCTGCGCTGTTCACTCCAAGCCGCCAACGCTCCTTTGGCTGTCTCACCTCCGTTTCGCGCAACATCGTCATCACCGCCCATCGCCACATTCAGCCCCTCGACTTGATAGGTGTATCTGCGTCAAGGGAGAGTGGTGCTGTCGTGTGCGTTGAAATCCGCGAGCGGAATTTCCACGCGCACGGCAGCGATTTTACCGCGCATCGGTGGGGGTGGCTCTGCATATTCCGAGGGGGCGAGAGGGGGGGGAGCGCAAAAATGACGTTCAGCGCGGTGGGGGGTGTGCAAAGCCCCTACGGGGGCAAGCCCCCGTAACCCCCAACTCCCTCATTCTTCGGTCGTTGCATCTCGCAACCCGCTACAAATCGAAGATATTTGTAGAACGGGACCAGCGCGAGATGCCAAATTTGCCTGAAAGTCAAATTTTTAAGGCTTGATTTCAACGGGGCCCATCGGCTGGCAGCCGCCCATCACAATCAAGGCCGGTTCGTTCCTTCCCGGCACCCTCCCGTCGAGGCAGTTCCTCCTACGACAGTACGCCCAATGTCGGCCCTGTATCCTGCCCGACACCAACCCTGTACGTCTTTTCCAGTACGAAAAGCCGTGGCGATATTTGCAGGGAACACCTACAAATATCGAATTCAAAACCAAGGAATTATGGCTAATTATACATCTACCGCCAATGTCATCCTTTCCGTCAACGGCAAGCAAGCACAGAAGATGCTTACTCAACTCGAAAAGGATGCCCGCCGTCTGGAGAAACAGATAGCGAAAGCCGCCACTGCCGGAGATAAAGCCACGATGAAGAAACTCCAGCGTGAGCTTAAATCCACACAGCGGATGATGGAGCAGCTTAAAGGCTCGTCGGCTTCCGTCGACCAAACTCTCCGTCGGCTCGACAAGGCTTCGCCCAAGGAACTGAACAAAGCCCTTAAACTTCTCCAACAGCAACTCAACGGCATTCAGCGCGGCACCGCCGCGTGGGACGCGCAAGTTGCCAAAATTCAACGTGTCAAGGCGGAACTGCAAAAGGTCAACGCCACTCTCGCCACACAAAAATCCTTGTGGTCGAGGATGAACACGTGGCTCAATAATGCGCAGACAGCGATTATGGCTTTTGCCGCCGCCGTGACCGGGCTTGTGATGGCCGGACGCAAAGCGGTCCAGTCATACGCCGATATGGAGGAACAGATGGCGAACACCATCAAGTACACCCGAATGACCGCCGCCGAGGTTGAAGAACTCAACGAGATCTTCAAGGGCATGGACACTCGTCTTGCCCGCGAGCAGTTGAACCTTCTCGCCCAGGAGGGCGGTCGCCTCGGCTACAATACCGTTGCCTCGGTCAAGGAGTATGTCGAAGCCGCCTCTATTATCAACGTGGCTCTCGTTGACCTCGGCGAGGGTGCCACACAGACCATCGCCAAACTATCCAACATTTTCGGTATGGAGCAGATGTATGGTGTCCGCGACGCTATGCTTAAAATTGGCTCAACGGTCAACAATCTATCGCAGAACTGTACCGCCGCCAAACCTTTCATTGTGGAATTTGCACAACGAATGGCCGGCATCGGGTCCACAGCGAAAATGACAATTCCTGAAATTATGGCTTTTGCCGCCACTCTTGACGCTCACGGTCAAAAGGTGGAGATGTCGGCAACGGCTTTACAGCGTACCATTATGGAATTGTTCAAGAAACCTGCGGAGATGGCTCAAAAGGTCGGACTTGAAACAAATACCTTCATCGAAACACTGAACAAAAGCACCACGCAGGGCGTGATGATGTTTCTCGAAGCCCTCGGCAGACTGGGCGAGGACAAGGCTCTCGCCGTGCTGTCGCCACTGTTTCAAGACCTCGGACTGGACGGTGCCCGTGTGTCCTCGGTTCTTTCCAACCTTTCTTCTCACCTTGACTTCCTCAAATGGCAGTTGGGCGAGGCTTCCGAGGCGTTCCGTGAAGGAACTTCGGCCTCCAACGAGTATGCCATCTTCAACAATACGGTGCAAGCCGAGATTGACAAGGCCCGCAAGCGTGTGGGCGAACTTGCAATCGAACTCGGCGAGAAGCTGTACCCGCTTATGCGGCACATCTACACCTCGTCGTCGGCTTTCATGCGCGTGCTCAACGTGATTGTCAGCTTCCTTATCGAGCATCGAAAGGCTATCGGCAATATTATCGTGGTAATCAGCGCATATTACTCGTGGCTACTTCTCGTCAAGACCGCAACGGTGGCATGGCACGCAGTCCTCGGTGTAGGCAAAGCCATTATGACCGCATACCGCACGGCCATAATCCTCGGACGTATCGCTGTGATCGCCTTTACGCAGGGCGTAGGCGCGGCGACTCACGCCATGCGCCTTCTCAATACCGTTGTCAAAGCAAACCCATTCGGGCTTATCCTTTCGGTCATTGCCGCAGTCGTTATCGCCATCAAGTCGCTCGTTGACAGGACTTCGGAATATACGAAGAAGATGCGCGAAGCCCGGAACACAGCCGCTACTTATACCGAAGAACTCCAAAAGGAGATGCGCACCATTGATACCCTGATGGGTAAACTCGAAGCCGCCAAGAAAGGCACGAAGGAGTATAAAAACGTCAAGGACGAGATTATCAAGCAGTACGGCAAGTATCTCAAAGGGCTTATCAACGAGCGCGGAGAGATAACAAACCTTGCCGCCGCTTACAACCGCCTTGCCGCCGCCGCGCGTATCGCCGCAAAGGAGCGGTCAATTCAGACCGCCCGCGAGACCGCCGACGAAACGCACCGCGAATCGTTCAAAGACCTCGCCAAGAAACTCCAGCAGTCGCTTCTCGACGAGGGCAAGTCGCTCAAAGATGCCGTCCGCATCACAAATTCCGTCGTGTACCAGTTGGAAACCACCGGCACACTATCGGCTGACCTTGTAACGGAGTTACAGGCCATCAAGGGTAATTTGTGGGACGCTAACGGAATGACTGACCATCCGGTTAACCTTGTTAACGAAATGATCAGCCATCAGACGGAGTATGACGAAACTATGGCCGCCATCGACCAGATAGAGCGCGAGCAGAATCCGCTTGCCACTTACTCGACCACGGAATTGAAGCGCATTATCCCTTATCTCGAAGAAAAGGCTAATGCCAATCAGGGCGGTACTATCGTGCTCGGACTGGATAAACCCAATCCGACTACACGCACGATGACCGCCGCCGAGGTCAAGGAATTTCTCGACGAAGCCCGCGCCCGACTTTCGGTGCTTGAAACTCCGAATGTTGACCCGGTCGCAGGTAATCCCGACTTCACTCTCGATGATTATACTCCGTATGAATCCGACAAAGACCGCAAGGCGCGTGAAGCCGCCGAGAAACGTGCTCAGATTAAGGCTCGCAAGGACTTCAAGGAGGCTCTGCAAGGTGCCAAAGGCACTTGGGAGAGCGATACGGCGCAGAATGTCAGCGACTATTCCGCGGGCTTGAAGTCCTGGACCGACTTCCTTCTTCGCAAGCATGAGCTTGAACTGAAATATTATACCGACCGGGAGGACGTGTATAAACGGTTCAATCTCACCGAGGACGAGGACTATCAGGAGCTCTTGAAGAAGAAAGCCGAGTATGAAGCCGAATGGCTCAAAAAGAACGCAGCCCTCAAAGTCGAGGAAGCCAAGCGTATGCAGTCCGCGGAGGAAACACAGGCGCAGATGGACTTCTACACGCCCGGCAATGCGCTCTACGGCAAGGAGGAAGCCTTACAGCAGAAACTTTTCGAGATAAAAGTCAAATATCTCAAAAAGATGCAAGCTGCCTACAATCAGGCTTCCGAGGAATGGCACAACTATCAGGTGCAGATTGAACAGACCGAGAGCGCGGAGCAGCTTCGCCGTCAGAAACTTTTGGCTCAGCGCATCGTCGAGTGGAAGAAGCGGTACGAGTATCAGGAGGCTTCGCAAAGGCTCAAACTCGAACTCTACCTTTTGGAGGAAGCCCATCAGAAACAGTTGATATCCGAGGACGAGTATCAACGTGCCAAGGCCGACCTCAAAAAGAAGTACGCCACAGAATATATGCCTGAGTCCGCCAAACCGCAGTCCGGATCGGCGGAACAGCAGTCTCTTGCGATGAAACGCGACATGGAGGTTATCAAGTCGCTCTATGACCAGGGCATCATCGACAAGAAGCAGTACGAGGAAGCCAAGGCTCGTATCGAGCGCAACTATCGCAAGAAGTCGCTCGACGGCATCCGTCAGTTCGGTTCTACCGAAACCAATCAGCTTCTCGACATCTACGAGGCGTGGCAGAATTTCTTCGACGCCACGGAGGAAGATGGCGGCAACTGGGCTACTCGCCTTGCCGCTCTCGCTTCTTCGGTCTTTGCTGTCATGAGTGCCGGTATGCAGCAGGCTTCGGCATATATGCAAGCCTGTGCAGATATTGAGATTGCAAAGACCGAGAAGAAATATGACCGCGAAATAGAGCTTGCCGAGGGCAACTCTTATCGCGTCAAGAAAGCCGAGAAGCAGAAAGAAAAGGAGATTGCCAAAATCAAGTCGGATGCCTCGCGTAAACAGTTTGCCATGCAAGTCATTCAGGCAGTTGCGCAGACGGCTACCAATGCGCTCAACGCCTACGGCTCTGCGGCGCAGGTGCCTGTAATCGGTTATATCCTTGCACCTATCGCGGCGGCGATGGCCGTGGCCGCAGGTGCAATCCAAATCGCGACCATCAAGAAGCAGCAACAGGCTTCCGAGGCGCAGGGCTATATGACCGGTGGCTTTACCCCGGAGGGTAAGCCTGATGAAGTGGCAGGTGTTGTTCACAAAGGGGAATGGGTCGCCTCTCAGCGACTTGTCAATAATCCCCGAACCCGCCCATTGTTGGAGGCTCTTGACTATGCGCAGCGCACCAACACAATCGGCTCTATCACTGCCGCCGATGTGTCGCGCACGATTACTGCTCCCGCAGTCCTGGCGGCACAGCCTCAGGCCCCAACCGTGGTGAACAACACCTATGCTTCTACGCCCGCTCCCTCGGGCGAAAGAATCGTCGCCGTGCTTGACCGTCTCGATTCAAGACTGAACGAGCCGTTCGTTACCGTGAACACCGTCTCCGGCGATCACGGCATACAACAGGCACAGGACGAGTACGACAGATTGATGAAAAATAAATCCCCTAAATCCAAGAAATAATGCACATCTACGTCAACAACAAACTCGCGGCCCTGAAGAAGGGCACATCGTTTGAGTATGTCAGTGAGAACCGCTTGTTTTCAGGCAGTGATGGCTACACCCTCACAATCACCTTTCCGCTGAAAGGTTGCCCAGAAAACATCGCTATCTTCGGCCACATCAATCGTGCCGATGTCGTGGCGCAAAAGGTTATCTTCGACTGCGAGATAAGAGACAAGGGCTTCTACAAGTTCGGCTCAATCACTATCACCGAAATATCCGAAACTGAGGTAAAGACCCAGTTTTTGGAGGGCAGAAGCGAGCAGAATTTTGACAAGACCTTCGATAAGGTCTATATCAACGAGCTTGACCTTGGGGCACCCCCAACGACAAGCAAATCCTCCATCACGCCCTCCAATGCCTGGTACCCGGAATATTCAGGGTGCAAGTATGTTGCCCTGCCGTGGGTTAACGACTATTCGGGCAACATTCAGAACAAGGCGGAGCATGTCGTTGACAATGCTGCGCAGGGTCGCTCGCATTTCGAGTGGAGCAGCGATACCACCGGTTTGTCGTGGCAGCCTTATCTTCTTTACATCACAAAGAAGATATGCGAGGCCCTGCCCGGAGGTGGGTATTCCTACGACTTCTCCAAATGGGAGGAAGTGGAAGAATACAAGTATCTTCTCATCTGTAACACTCTCCCTCATGCGTGGTATATGCCCGCTTTTGCCAATGCTCTGCCGCATTGGACGGTCGAGGAATACTTCGAGAAACTTGAATTGTTCCTCGGCGGAGAGTTCGACTTTGACCACAGAGGCAGACGCATCACGTTTGCCTTTACACAAGCCACTCTTGCCGATAAACGCCCGGTGTGTCTTGAAGACGTGGTCGAAGAACACTCTACCGAGGTCAAGGTCGATGAAGAAAACTGCGAGTATCTGGAATCGAAGAATCTTGTCTATAAAGACTGCGACCACGAAATGTGGAAGTTCTACTCGTGCGACTGGTTCATCAAGGGCTGGCAGAACCGCGTTGTGCGCTACAATTCAATGACTGAATTGCTTAACGCCAACCGTTGGCTCGCAACGTGGAGCGGTTCACACCAACGCAACAGCAACCGCGACAAAATTCTCTATGCCGCCGATTGCGATGCCTATTTCATCGTGTGGCCTATCAGTCGCAAGGCGGTTACTTTCGATTTCAATTTGGGCAGACTCATTTTTGAGTATAAGTGCCGACTGCAACCCGTCAATCTCTTTGGCGGTCGTATCGTTAATGACGATGAAGACGCCGATCAGGTGGAGATTGAGTTCGTTCCGGCATGGATAGACGATACCGATAACAAATATGGTCGTGTGCTTTTTCTTTCCTTCTCCGCTTACGACGAAGACACATCTTCTACCGGAGAGGATGAGAGCAAATATCCTTTTGCAAAGACTATATCACTTTCCTCTCTCGAAGCGGGGGAGAAGGAGAAAAAGGCTGAATACTACGACCGCATTTATGTCGGCTGGTTCGATGGATCCAACCATTTTGTTGGCAGCCATCTCCCTTATCCCAATGTCGAGGACATCGCGATAGCCGACGATTGGAGTAACTTCGCTTACGTTCACTTCTCCCTGCGCATAAACGACCGCAAAATCAAGCGCGGCCAGATTATGCACAAGATTGAGCCGAAGATGAAAACGACCTTTAAGTTCCTCGCTGACAATATCCCCGATGTGCGCTCTGTTTTCCTCATTCGAGGCAAACGCTACATCTGTGAAAAAATAACTGCGACATTCACAGAGAACGGAATGTCGCAGTTACTTAAAGGCGTTTTCTACCCGATTGTCGAGGACTAAAAGCCTTTGCCTTTTGTGCGCTCATAGACGGCTTCTCGACCGGAATCAACGTTTTTGATGCGGAACTGAACAGCTGCACGAGTCGGGATAGTTTCGGGCAGTTTTTCGACCAATGCCGAAATTACTGCATCAACGGTACCGAATCCTATGTCGGTAATCTCAGCAAGGACTTCACCTTTGTAGTAAGCACGGGCATAGACCATCATCTTAGGAGAGAGTCGGAAGAGTTTATCTTCCGGCTCATCTATATCTTTAGCTATCCCTTGCTTGCTTCGTTTCTTGCTGAACAGGATAAAGTCAATGACTTTAGCGTTCAGTTCCCAAGCGGGGGTGAAGTCTATTTTCAGATAGCCTCTGGTCACGGTGTGCCCGTGGCTATGGTTCATTGCGAAGCCTACCTCAGCTATTGTGGCTCCACAATCGTTCTGCGCCACCGTTCCCCAAGTATGGCGGAACGTATAAACGCAGTAGTAATTTTCTTTCTTCATGCCCATGCTCTTGCACATTTGCTTAATGCCAGTGTTGACATTTGCATTAAGGCTGTCTGATGTCGAGAAGCGTTTATGGAAGTTGAAAAGATACGGGTCATCATCTTCCGCTTTGTACTTCTCGAACAAGGGGAGCAATACCGGCTCAACACGCATTTCTATATATGCGTGGTCTCTGCGGCTTCCCTTTGTTTTGGCTCTGTTGTAGCAGATACAGCCATTCCGGTAGTCCTCCTTTTTGAGGTTGTAGAGGTCAACGGTATTGATGCCACCAAGGCATAATACCAACATGGCAACATCTCTACCAAGTTCAGACAGTGGCTCTACCTGCTTCGTTTCCGGAAGTGGAGCCGCAAAAAACTCACGGCAAGCCTCAGGGGAGATTGCGCGTTTTGTTGTGCTGTCTGCTCCGGGTATCTTCACCTTTATCCAAGGGTTTGTCTTGATGCGAAGAACACCGGTATCGTAGTCGTTGAACTCCTCGATGGCAGCTCTGAATACCTGCCGCAGACACACAGGGTACTGCTCCTTTGCTCTTTTGGTGCCGGACAAGGTCTTAATCCAGTTATTGACCACAGCCGAGGTGAGCTGTGAAAACATCACTTGATTGGTACCGAGATAAAGTTCGAGGCTACCGATTGCGTACTTGTAGTTGCGAGAGTTGCGCTCCTGACCGCGATTCTTCATGCGGTCAATGTGGATTCTCGCATAATCACTGAAACAGATGTCATCGCTTTCTGTGGTCAGATAGTCGATAACTTGATTGACGGTCCATCCGTGATACTCCTTAGTATTGAGCAAGGAGTTGTATCGGATAATAAGGTCTGCGCAGTGTCTCTGCACAAACGGGTCCTTTATCTCGTTCTCCTTGGTCAGCTCTTTTTTCGTGACCATCTTGTCTGTCTTGATGAATCCGACACTTCGTCTATGGGTCACTCTGATATAGACCTGCCAAAATCCATCCTTACGGGGGCGGCGTACACACGCCTTAAAGTTTGCCATATTGATGTTTATTTAATGGTTAATATTTCTCTGATTCTCACTAACTTGCGATGGTAAACATTTGGTCAACACTTGGTAAACAGGCCTCTGAAATATGGTCAACTATTGGTCAACAATACCGTTCATTTGGCTCAATTTGTGCGGTCAAGTGTACGAACCCCCTAATCGCAAGTTAGGCTGTAACCACCTTTTTATCGGTGAGTTACAGCCTAACTGACTGAATGTCTTGTATGTCGGATTAACTATCTTTAATCCTCAATCGCAGCCTGCGCCGCGGCAATCTCCCCGACTACGCCACATTCCACGGCGGCGACATCAAGGGTCTGACACAGAAGCTCGACTACCTCGACAAACTCGGCGTCAACGCCATCTGGATCACCGCCCCCTACGAGCAGATGCACGGCTGGACGGGCGGCAAGAACGACCAGTTCCCCCACTATGCCTTCCATGGATACTATGCCCTCGACTGGACATACATAGACCGCAACATGGGCACCGTCGAGGAGTTCCGCGAGTTCGTCACCGAGGCCCATAGGCGCGGCATACGCGTGGTGATGGACATCGTACTCAACCACACAGGCTACTGCACCCTCGACGACTGCGTCGATTATGACTTCGGCAACTTCAACGGCACGCCCACGGCCGGCTGGATGCCCTCGAGCGGCAAATACACCATGTGGAGCACTGACAACGCCGTGTCGTTCAACGCCGACAGCCAGGGCAAGTGGGGCAACTGGTGGAGCCAGTGGGTGCGCGCCTTCGGCGACCGCAGCTGGGCCGCCGGCGCCGGTTTCGCGCCCGCCGGCGGCGACAACTACACCCAGAGCCTTGCGGGACTCCCCGACGTGGTGACCGAGAAGACGGCGTCGGTTGCAATCCCTCCATTCCTGAAGATGAAATGGCAGCAGGAAAACAGCGGCGACTATCTCGACTACCGCCTACCCAACCTTGACTCATGGCGCTGCGACAACGCCGGCTCGCCCGCCGACTACATCATCCACTGGCTCGCCGGATGGGTCGAGGAGTTCGGTATCGACGGCTTCCGCTGCGACACGGCCAAGCACGTCGAGCTCTCCCGCTGGAAGCAGCTCAAGGAGGCCTGCAACGCGGCCCTGACCGCATGGCGCAACAGCTCGCGCGCCGACAGCTACGCAAAGGGCTGGACCGACGCCTTCTGGATGACGGGCGAGTGCTTCGGTTGGGAGCACGGCGACACGGGATATTTCACCCAAGGCGGCTTCGACTCGATGATCAACTTCGCCTTCAATTCGTCGGAGGGCAGCACCGGACGCACGCCGAGCACCGGCGACTGGGAATATTACTCCAACTTCTGCAACGGCTCTAACGGCCGGCAGGTGCTCAACTACGTCAGCTCGCACGACACGGGCCTCCACCGCCTCGGCGACCAGAAGAAGGTGGCCACGATGCTGCTGCTCTGCCCCGGCGGCGCGCAAATCTATTATGGCGACGAGACCTCGCGCCCGATGATGAGCGGCTGCGGCGACCAGTCGATGGCCACGCGCTCCGACTTCAACTGGGATGCCGTCGACAACGCCGACAATCTCCACTGGCAGAAGATCGGCCAGTTCCGCCGCCGCAATCCCGCCGTGGGCGGAGGCCGGCAGACCAACCTTGGCGGCGACACGTACGCCCGCACGTTCACCGACGGCGACTATTCGAACGCCGTAGTAATCAAGCTCAACACCCAGGCCGGACGGAGCTACACGGTGAACGTCGGCTCGGCATTCGCCGAGGGCGCCAAGGTGATGGACGGCTATAACACTCAGAACTCGGCCACCGTCTCCGCCGGCAAGGTGACGATGACGGCCTCCGGACCCGTGCTGCTCATCGAGCCTTTCGGCCAGATCGGCCAGATCACTCCGCCGACTCCCCAGGCACCGACCGTCACGGCCGACCCTGCTTCGGGCGCGACTTTCAGCTCGACGCTCACTGTGAAGCTCACCAACAGCGACGGCAGCCAGATCCGCTATTCGCTCGACGGCCCGGCCACAGCCTCGTCGGCGCTCTACACGGCTCCCATCACGCTCGACAAGACGACGACCGTCCACACCTACACAGCCAACGCCAACGGCCACCGCAACCAGAGCTTCACCTACACGAAGACCGACACGCCACCGGTTCCGCCGGTGCCCGACAACACCATCTATTTCGACAACTCGTCGGCCAACTGGAGCACGGTCAAGGTTCACTACTGGGGCGGCACAGAGGCCTCCTCATGGCCCGGGAAGGACATGCAGCCCGTCGGTAACAATGTCTTTTCATTCACCTGCCCGGAGGGTACGACCGGCCTTGTGTTCAACAACGGCAACGGCAAGAAGACCGCTGACTTAAACTTCGTTTCCGGACACATCTACAACAGAGAGGGCGATCAGGGCGAATACTGA